AATAATTCCGTAATTCTTCATTTTTTCGATTGTTTCAATAGACTTTTTAATTCCGGTTGCTTTGCCATAATACCATGTCATTCTCTCTTCATCGCCTTCTTTTTGTGCAGTGTAAGCAATATCTTGGCAATAAGAATATTCGTCCTTCAAGGCAATGATAATCTTTTTAACATCATTCATATCCCATCACCTCTTATGCGCTAGCCTTTTCTTCAAATGTGTACCAATCAGACCAAATCTTATCGACTTCGCCATTCTTAAAACCGTTCTTATAATCGGTAAACTCAACATAATAATTGCTTGTCCACTCATTCAGAGCGTGCTCATAGATAGCTGCAACACCACGCTTTGTTTCAACAACGAAACTATCGACCAGAACACCTTCAACGTAAGCACCAGTATATTGTGCTTTGTTCTGGTGCATCCAACGGTCAAGAGCACCTGCATTAAGATAAAACCGTGTCATAACTCATTCTCCTTTACTCTGCAGCCACCATAGCAAGAACCGGCTCACCGGAATCCTTCAACCGAAGCTCCAGAATATCGCCATCATCTACGATCGCACACCTACTTAAGTAATCCTGCGGAAAGAACATCTGACATTCCTGCCAGAAGATTTCTTTCGGGTCCTCGTTTTCATCAACGAACACGTTCTTGTGATGGAATGATCCGTTCCAAACCCAGCCCCAACCATCGTGCAGTGCATGAACTTTTCTTAAATCCCACATTTTATCACTCCTCTGCTTCTTTTACAGTAACACTATCAATATCTATTGGATTCGAATTATCAGGTTCGATTTCACCAGCAACAAATCTATCTTTTGCAATATTGTAAGCATCATCTTTGTTGTCTGCTTCAACAAACGTTGTGTAAGTAACACACGTTTCAATGGTGACGTAATAGCCGTTCATTTTATACTCCTCATTTGCTCTTTTGAAATCTATTATAGAAAGATTTTTCTAGTTCCCAGAGAAATTTTTTCTGCGCCGTAATTTTGTTAATAACTCTTTCTTTATGGTTGTTTAATTCGGGTTTCCCATTTGTCATTTCAATGGTAGTGTCGATACGATGATTTAACGTATCTTCCCATTCATCGAAAAAATCCATTATATTATTGAAAATATTCTCGTCCATATTAAACACCCATTCCTTTATAGCCCATCATATGTAAACCTTTATGCTTCTTACGACGCATATCATAATAGATTGCTACCGTATTTTTCGGCATATTGTTTCTGAAATACTTTTCTTTGTATTCGCACAGCTTCTTATACTCATCGCTTTCACGATGAGCTTTCAACTTTTCGCAATGGTCGTGGCAACCAGGATAACGCTCCGGTGCTACACAATAACGGCAAGGATCAGTCATCGTTACTCTCCTTTCTACCTGCGGCGTTAAACATCTCTGTGATACGGTCAATCCATGCGTCATTTTCTGATTCATTGCAATCGAAATCATCCTGAAATCGTTCAGCCAACTCTTCTGAAAACTCGATAATTTCATTGTATGAATAGCCATATTTTTCTTCAATCCAGTCTGCATTAAGTTCGAGCTGATTATAAGCATCATCAATGCGATACTGACGTTCCTTGTAGCGGTATGCCGCCTCAATCTGTTCAGGTGTCATCTCCCAAGACTTCCCATTCCAGCTGGTCACAACAATCTTATTTTCGCTATTCATATTGCAAGTTCCTTTTCTCTTGTAAACTTAATCACCAACGCATTCACGTTGGCCGCTTCCATCGTTGACTGTTTTGCATCCTCGTGATTGCCAGCTCTAAGGAATGAAACACTCTGATCCATCAGCTTACGCCGATAGGAAGAAAGAGCTGCGAGAACAATGTTCTTTTCAGTGTTGGTCATGTTCTTTTTCCTCCTGCTCACGTTCCTTGTGAAATTTTCGCACTTCTTCCCAAAAATCAAACGGACTAGAATTGTGATAAACAAGCTCCATATATTCTTTTCTACTGTTAAAATGGTTTATGTTAGTATCCATTTTTATCACCTCAATCAAAACGAACTACTTCATGTTTGACTTTCTCCAGCATCTCTTTCTCTTGTTCTTCAAGACGCTCAACCTCGCACAAAACATCACGAATGCCAAAGATAATCAAATCCCGATCTCGCTCACGTTCTGCCCTATGTGTGGGATTGCTTTTACAACTTCCTTCGCACAAATTATTTTCTCTTGCAATCAAGTTATCGATCGCATATTTTAAAACACGCTTGTCTTTTTCAGTCATTTTTATCACCTCAATCTTCGTAAAATGCTTTCTTACAATTACGTTTATAAGTATCAACAACATCTTTAATAGTCTTGTCGCTATAGATTTTATAAGCAAACTTTGCTTGCTTTTTCGTCCGACAGTACATCCAGCAATATGCTTCAATAAATTCCTTTTCAGAATACATTTTTATCACCCCTTAATACAGTAATCTTCAAAACAATCCTCTTTTGTTGGTCGCTCATCAAAGAACCATGTGTACGAATTGATTCCTTCCTTGAATCTGTCAAGCGTACTCTGACACCATGTTGTTTTATAAGTTCCGCCAAAAGCAAAAGAAAGCGTTGCCACAGGAAGCTTTTCTTTATTACCTTCAATCTTTACTGCAAGAACAACACCACATGATTCAGGATTATAAATAAAATTCTTTTCTGCTGCTTTTGTTTCATTTCTGTCATTCACGGCAATATATTCATTGTCATTTTGTTTTTCAAACCAACTATGACAATAGAAACATTTGAACTTATCAAGTTCTCTACCATTGCCACGAGTAAACTTATTCAGTGTGCCACAAAATGGGCATTTCAGATGATCGTAAACAAGCATTATGTTCACCTTCGCTCCATCGTTACGCAAATCAAAGGCTCATCAGGATATGTTTCTTCGTCAGAAAAACATACACCTTTTGACACTCCCCTGACCTGAAGTTCTTTCCAGTCTCCGAATTTAGTATTGGTATACATTCCAAAAACCAATTCGGTATTTTCGTCATAGCCAAACTCTTTCAACTTCTTAATAAATTCAGAAACAGTCATAAACAAACCTCCAATAAAATATCTGTTTTATTTGTCATCTAATCGTTGCAAGCTCAATATTCCATTCATAATCAATATCAGTATTCGGAATAAAGATTGTCCGCCAATACGTTCCATCAATCGTGTGCGGATTATGCCAACCTTTCTTCTTTAAGTCATGCAATATGTTTTCAAAATCCTCTTCGATACATTTTTCTGCATCCTCTTTCTTGTAGAAAACATACTTGCTATTTCTTCCGTAGTAATCTCTGTATGTGACAATCCAACAATTATGCATCATATTTTCACCTCATAAAAGCATGATTTTAATTATATTAGTTAACCAATTTGAGCTACATTTTCTATGGTATAATCACCGTAGTTGCTACCAAAGAGAATCTTTGCGTTAGGATTAAGAGTAGATAAGACCTCGATTAACTCTTTGACTGTCATAGTCTTAGCGTTATGTTCAAAAACATCGAGTTGTGCATAACCATCATGATTAACTCCATTGATGTATACGAATTCCATACGATTGCTTCCTTTCCTTTTAGTATTTTCATGCTTTCGCATTGGTAGCGGTTATGTCTGCCCTAGTACCGCTAATCACCTAGCATCTGCTGCTTATACCACCCAGACTTGACTTCTTATGTAGTCCTCAATGTCTGTCGGGTATCCATTGCGCTGGATGTACTGACACAGAACACGTTGCACATCTCTGTTATCACCATAATCCATGGCGATAGAGATATCATCGCCGTGTGTACCAACACCCAGACGCTCATATTTTCTGACCTCATTATAGAAATCATGTGCGCTGTAGTGTCTGCCGTCTTTGCGGTCAAGAATGGAATCAATAATCATTAGCCAACCCATCCTTCTTCAGAAGCCATATATCCCTCATCAGTAAGGAATTTATGGAAATCCTCGCTCAAAATCTGGTTGCCATAATAGTTCGTAAATACTCTTGCGACATCTTCACCAGACATTTCACAGAGAACATCCCACATCATTTCTTGCATATCAGTCATTTTCTTCCACCTCGTAATACTGAAAAACACAGTCGTACATCATGTTCCCCGTAATCTGATCCACGAATTTTGCACAATGCAAGTTCATCGTATACCCATTTTCATCACACCATTCGGAAATAATTTTTGTAGTCAACGGTGTTACAAAAACATAAAGGTCAGACATATGATGATAAATTTCTGCTTTCGGATATCCGGCATCCAAAAGCCGTTCAAGCAACGTCTTACGCATTTTCTTTCATCTCCTTTACAGTTTCGTCGTCCCAATGAAAACCACGCTTTTCATAAAGCGGAATCCAATGAGCCTCATAAAAGTCGTAGCCACAACCATCAATGCCGAAAATGTACTCAAAATCCTCTTGCTCGTAGATACGGAATCCGCAATCTGCCATTTCCTGAAGATGATTTTCAAGCCACCAGTTGTCGCAACTGTCGCTAAACTGCCACATCGTTCCCCACATCGGAAAGAAGTCGTCACGCTCGACTTCAAAATCATCTTCTCTGACATCAACTTCCTCGCCAGTGCCGTCGAGACAAATTTTGTAAGTGTTGTCATCTTCGTTGTAGCTCCGAATCTCACCATTTTCACCATAGTGGTCACCGCTAAAGATATAGATACGATCACCACAAGACGGCGGCGTGATTTCAGTAATGCCTTCGCCATTCTCTTCCAAATCGACCTTGGCGAGCTTTTCAATAACGCTCTGAGGAATCGCATTAAATTCCTGAACCCATGCGTAAGCTGCATCCTTCTTAGTTTTGTACATAGCCATAGCAGTTGACTCTCCTTTTCTTGTGTATCCTGTGTTATATAGCTATATGGTAAAAATAAAAGCCCTATGACGGACTGCCCTTTCTAGCTATAGAATACAGGATACTGCCGATTTTGTCAAGCACTAAAATGTAGAATTTATTAACGTCACATTTTAGTGCGTTAATACGTTGTTTATTCATGACAATTTTGTGAATGTACGGTCAAGCCATACCAAATAGCTCCATTCCGGCAATGCCCATGTCTGCCGGATACAGGTTTACAACACGATTGTCATAAAACTCTGCAATCAGGCTGCTGTTGCAGACGTCTGCATAAGCATCATCCATAGACAGACCAGAAAAATCTGCTGCGTTGTAGTCATCCACACCAGAGAACCCGTATAATGCTTCCTGATAGAATGCCCTCGTCATTCTTGTTTCATTATTATCAGGAGCAACGACAAACAGATTCTTCAAACCACTCTGACCAAAAACTGCAACACAGATACCGCCTGCATTGTTCTCATACACTTCAACACTTGCTCTCATTTTCATTTTCTCCTTTCTTAATGACCCCAACGGCACACGACAACGCCGTTGATCCAGATGGAAATGTTTGCACCCTGCCGATACCACTCGACAGCCTCCCGGTGAATATTGGTAATAACACCGGTTTCATCGTTCATGAAATACTGACCTTTTTTCATTGTCGTTTCTCCTTTACATCATTCGATAACCACCGATGATCTTTCTGAGGTCATCTTCCATTTTATAAATCTGTTCTTTGGCAATGTGAATACCACTCATCTTAGAGTACAAAGGTTGCATCTTAAAACTACAATTCCTCGATCCACTTTCAGCATAAAACATCTCTTTTATTCTGATGGCATTCCAAAGACTTCAATATAAGCCTTCTTGACTGCCGTTGTGATATGCGAATCATGTACGTTGTACTTATCGTACCACCCACAAATCGTACCAGAAGTGTACACATATCTGAGCAAATCCCACGCAATCCGGGTCAACAGGTCATTGTACTCATGCTTTGCAATAACGCTCTTAACATATTTCTGCCAAGCGTCTGCATTAGTCGTTTTCACATACTGAAAGCGATTGACAATATCGGGGTAAACAGGATCGAGTTTCATTTTTGCCATGTTCATTCTCCTTTACCAAAGATTCCCACAAGCAAGAATTCCACCCTTTTCATAAGGCAAGCGTCTGACGCAATCCCTATGGGGGCAATCCAGCTTTTCGCAATACTTGCAGTTTGCATTATTGCGCTCTTGTTTCGCAAAGAATTTCTTTGCACTTTTCAGGTCACAAAAATAATGACCCTGACCCCATGCGTAGGAATCCGGGTCAAAATGCCACGCCACAATGTAGGGCTGATAGTGATTCTTCTTGTAAAACAACGCCGTATAAGCATTGCCTACTTCAAGAATATCAATATCTTCTCTGTTCATCAGTTTAACCATCCTTTCCATTCTGCTACACCCATAGCGATAGCACCCAGAACGAAAAACCACATCATGGGCGCGATACATCCGGCCTGATAGGTAGAATAACCAAAGAACATGAGAAGCGATTTCATAATAAACATCCTTTCTTATTCAATCCAGCATTTTGCGGTGCTGACGTATTCAACACCGGCTTCTGTCAGGGCTTTCTGATAGATTGTAATCATATCCGTATCATTGAACATGATTGCAACATCCAATGCGCTTTCGATTGCCAAAATTGCCATGGAATCATCCTTTCTTACGATTGATTCACAACGCTATTGCGTACCCTGTTGGGCTGGTAGTGGGATCTTTCTGCCCCGTGCCCACTAACTTCACGGCGTTTTTCATTTAATAGCTACATTTTGAAAGCCTTTCACATTCACTCATGCTTTCAAACCACTGGTTCGGAAAGCACGATTCATCGAGCGGAAATACATCGAGAATATCAGGAGCTCCAAATCGTGTGCCCCAACGATTCTCTTGCCAGTATCGTTTGAGGAGCGCGCTGCGTTCCTCTTCTGACATCGGCTTATAGATTGCCACAAACCGATTTCCATCTGTATCTGCCAAATGAATCATAGAAACGAAATTGACATTGTTTTTCGTTGCTAAAACTCCTCTTTTATTGTGTTGTTTTCACCGATAGAGCCAGTAACGCAAGCCATTGTGAATTTCATCTTCCGTACACGGGAAGATCTCAAAGCACGCACCGGCTTCTGCAAACTCTTTTGCATCGTCAAGCATTTCCTGACGTTCATAGTATCCGTGATCGGTGTGCTTGCCGTCTGGAAGATACTCACGAATGATATAGCAATCAAGAATCATAATCTTTTCCTTTCTGACGTGTTTTCACTTTGCATATTCTGCATAATATTTGCATAATTATGCAAAACAAGGCATAAAGAAAACGCCTTGCGATAAATTCACAAGACGTTTATTGTAAAGCGGTTCCACTTTACGCTTATTCTGTTCAAGAATTGGATTCTGCCGGGGAAAGTGTCAATTCATTATTGACAATTTTCTTTACCAGCTGAGAAACATTTGTGCATCCATAAAGAGGAAGAATTTCAGTTTCCAGCTTTTCGCCTTCTGCCGGAGTAAGAACACAAGCCTTTTGCCACTTGTAAGATTTGTTTCGCGCTTTCATAGCGGCAACAAGCTCTTCTTTGCTCATGTTGTCGTACTTGCTTGCCATAGTTGCACCACCTTTTGATGCAATTATAGCAAACTTTTCACTCTTACGCAAGTTCTGACCGCTTGAAACAGTTGCTGACATGATTCACCTTGCCTTTCTACCAGAAGGTACAGGGAAAACAGGCTCAAGAGGACGCATATCACCACGGATTTTTCCAGCACCGCTGCCATCCATGTACTCTGCAATCTTACCATAGACCTTCTGAGGCCGTCTGTTCATCTCGATAGTTTTCCCATAGATCAGGCTGGATGCATTGTTATACTCTGCCGTAAAGGAATCAGTGCGAGTACGGAAAGCCTTAGTGTGTTTCGCTGCCTTCTTACTCTTGCGATTTGCACTAGCAGACCCAGTGCCAGCAAAACGTGCTGCGTAGCGTCCAGCTTTCTTGCGTTCTGATTTCACTGCCATATCAAAATGGACGATCTCAGGATTTACGCCGATAGGTTCACTCTTAACGAAGTCAACAACGGTCTGATTATAGGATTTCTCCCACGGAACCAAACCTTTACCAGAACGCCAAACCATGCCGATTTGATTCACTCTGACGATTGCGATAAAGCGCAATCCCTCTGCGGTCTGACCATAGTATGCACCAGACGGCACAGAATGACCGTCAAACTTAATTTGACGATTTGCATGGTTCTTGCACAGAAACTTTTGCATAGTATTCCCTTCTTTCGATTGATAGTGACGGCATTTCTGCCGTAGTGGTAAGGGTTACGTCTTCCCTAGTACCCTTAGTCGCCTAGCATCTATGTAGAATTCTTGCGTGTTCACAGTAGTTGTGTAGTTCACTTACAGGGTCTCTTCTGCGCTGAAGTCGTTAGTGAAGTCCTTGCTCTGAAGGTCTGCCAGCTTAGTCTGAGCAGATTCCAGGCTCTTCTTAACGTCTGCCAAATCCTTTTCCATGCCCTGCACAGCTTTCATCTTCTTTTCCAGGGTTTTTGCGTTGGTGTCCTTCTTGCTCTTGAGAGAGTCAAGTTCCTTCTTTGCAGAGGACAGCACTTCTTCTGCATTTTTCAGGGTCTTAGTAAGGCGCACAACTTTAGAGGACAGCTTGCGGACACTTGCACGGCGGTCACGCTCTGCCATAGAGAGCATAGCAACACCGCTTGCGTTGGCACTAAACCATGCTTCAACCCACTTGACAAACTTGGTCTGAGATTCTGCTTCCGTGTCGTAGCCGTGGCCTGCGGTGGTAGCGGTGAATGCACGCACCTTTCCCACGCTCTGCTCAATGAACTGCTCAATAGTGAAGGTCGCAAAGACGTCATTGACTTTGAAGGTATCGCCCATGATAGAGGTGGTAAGGCTTGCCAGATCGTTGAAGTAGAAGGTCTTAATTTTCTGAACAGAGTCCGCGTCTGCGGCATAGCGTGCCAGCAAATCAGCGTCCAGATAGACAGCACGGACGGCCTTGCAATAGGTCTCGTACTGCTCTGCGGTGATACCCTTCAGACAGTCTCTGCCCAGGGCCTTCTCAGAGGTGTTGACTTCCTTGCCGCCCTTCTTGAAAAGGGCAACGGCGGCACCGGTGGTGCGGTTCTTCTCTGCGGCTGCGGTAGCGTTGAAGTTGATAGCGGACAGAATGGTAGTAGTAGACATAGTATTTTCTCCTTTTATGTGTTATAATGTGTGTATGGACTTCTTGCTATTATGAGCAAGCCAAGTGCTACAGACAAAATTCTAGGTTCTGCCTGTAGCCTATGGTTCGCCCACGATGGGCAAATATGTATACTGTAAAGCATGGTTTACCCTCTGTCTGCCAAAAACAGCCCTTCAACCATGCCTGCTATTATTTAATTGTCACGGAAAACTGTTTATTTCTGCTATTGTCTGCGACAAGTCCAAACTTTTGAAGTCCAAACAAAAAGCGCCAAACTTTTGAAGTCCAGCGCCGTCTATTGCGTATCTTTGCAAAAATATTCTGTTTTCTCAACCATGCAAGGTTGCATTGTACCGCCTAAAAGTAACAAACTGATAGCTTGCGTTTGAAACGTTGCCAAAACTTGCGTTTTGGATTCTTTCAAAACGGTTAAATTGTGTTTCTTCTTCCAGCGCATTTTTGTCAATCTGGAATCGGTTTCGGCCTGTTTTGCAAGGTAAACCACTTGAACAAATACGGAATCCATACCGCCTTGCCCGCCGTGTCATTTGTTTTAGTCGTTCGATTGATTGAAAGACTGTTTTGTGTACACGTCTAAAACCGTTTTATCCTCTCTCCCGCCTGTTAAGCGTGGTATTTTGCATGAGCGCCATTCCGTACTATTTGCTTTTGCACTTCCTTTCGTTCGGGGAATGACCGCTTGCTTTCAAACGATTTGCTGAAAAAACTTTTCCGCACTTTCCAGCTATGCGTTATTCGGGAAGTCGTTCAACCTTTCGGCCTTTCGCTTTCCGTGTCTATACTTTACCACGTTTAACCATGGTTGAACATATACTTTTGTTGTAAACACATGGACAAAACGCGCAAGAATTATAGATTTTTATAAAATGGCGGTATATCGTTAAAAATTATATTTTGGCAAGTCGTGGGTGTTTTTGGCCGGAATAAGGATAAAATATAATATAATTACCTTATATGGGAAAAAGAATGGTATATCAAAAAATATATAGGCGGTATATGGAATAGTATATAAGATATGAAACACCCGGCAACGTGTCAATAATCAGCGAACAAAAGAAACACCCGGCAACGTGTAAGATTGAATTGAAATAGTTAAAACTTTTTAACTTTTGTTGCTCCTGTTTTCAGATACTAGATACCGCCAAAAACCCCGCCTTGCCCTTGCCCTGTTGAGTGCCGTATTTTGAGCATTTCCGGCACTCAAGCCGTGGGGCGTACTTTCCATTTTTTGGACGTTCCAGGCAGCAGCCGAAGCCCCCAGTACATCTTTCTTATTCATCTTCAAGAAATAACGATTTAACGCAATATTTTATACATTATTTTGTCTTCAATTCCCAATAATTTCCAACAATTCTACCAATACCTCTCCTATTGGCAGCCAACACTACTACTTTTTATCATTCCAAATCTGTCAATAAATAATTTCTTGACACTTCTCCTCCTTACCCCGGGCACACTTTCCCTGACAAAAATATCTCAAAATACACCCTATACCCTCTCCTATATGCACCCACAAATCACTCATTTTTCTACCCAAAATACCTAAAAATGGCTTGAAATCGCTATTTTTCAATCGGTAACTCATTCGGTAACTAGCTATAATTTAACGTATTTTCGTTATATTTTGGCTAGTTTTTCTTTTTATTTGTACCTTTTTACTCCATATTTTGTTCCTTTTTGACCCAATAAAAGCTGAAAAAGCTAGGATTCATGCGGGTTTTTCCGATGTGTACCCGAAATATACCGAAAATGACCATTCTTCGGAGCATAAAGTGCCTATTTATACCCATCTGTACTCCCCTATCGCCATAAATGGACTGATCTGGTATCTGAGCAACACTATCAGAGACTCCAAAGACCTACAAGAAGCATGATTGTGGCCTCTGGCAGCTTACACAGAACATATAGAGCATCTGGATGTCCTTTATGGAGAATAATGTGTAATAACGATCATCGCTAAGTAAGCTTGCGAGCCCTGTCTGGAAAGACTACAGTAGATAACACCCTCAGAAACATACCTTATTATAATAGGCGCTAGAAATATTAGTATCCTGTATTATGTAGCTATTGAATTTTTGGCAATCTCATGGTATAATGAGTGTAGATAGCTATACAATACAGGATACGGTAAAGGAGTTAGTGATTGAATGACTGTGGTGGATATTTATAGCAGTCTTCCAGACAGGGCGTGGAGAGGGATCTCGCGTCTGAGGACGCTCGTAGGTTTACTCAAATTGAATCTATGTCGCTTACGCTCCATAGCTTCAAGTCGAGTAAACCATTAAGAAATATTTTGTGATAGGAGTTGTGGGTGATAAAACCTTACATAATTCAAAGTACAACTAAATATTAACAAATTATGAATTTTGAATATCAAAACTGATATTACACATTCTATATATACGATTTGATATTCAAAAACTTTAGGAGGTATTACCGCATGGCAAAGACTTACGATGTTACGCCAGATATGCTCACAAAGCTGTCAAATGGTCAAACTTTCAAGAATTTTTCTGAGTTGGCAAGGTATCTGGACGTACTTGATAGTCATGGAAAACCAATCACTGGAGATAGTCGTCCCGCATTCTTGGAAGAACTGGACAGATTCGTAGTTCTAAAGAAGGTTGGTCGGCAAATCATTATAAAAAGTATACGGCCAGAGGATGAGATACTTCCGGCAAAGCCAGTTGGCGGTAATAGAAAGTTTATTGACCTTATTCAGAAATTGCTTGTCTACCACTTCAACGCCCTTTGTCAGTCGCAACCATGTGACGGCATTAAACTACTATGGGAGAAAAAAGACATCTGGGAGACCTGTGGAATGGTTGGACGTGATTACCGATGGTGGGGGCGGAATGCTGAGACGGAAGATGATGAGGCTGTTGCCGAGGCGTTTCGGAAAATGGTCGGAAGTGTCAAACTGAAAACTTGGCTAGATAGTGCCCTGCATGGTTTAAAGGTAAACGATGCGTTGGATTATGAGGAGACGAGAGCATTCATTGATTATGTCGATGGCCGTGCTGTCATAACTCCTTTGACAGACAAACAGAATTTAACCTACATGCGATTGAAGGCCGAGGTGCTAAAAGATTATACATTATCTGATGGTAGGACTCCGGCAACAGAACGAGACTTATGGCAAACTGGTCGGATGAGAGATTTTTATCGCAAGCTGAACCCAAAGCTTAGAGAGGAATTTGAAAAAGAGCAAACGTATAGTACCATTCAAAAGGTTTATAGAATTGTTGTTGAACCAAAAACAATGAATCTATTTGCCCGCAGGTTTGGAAAGATTGACCCAGCAGATGTAGAACTTGCTGTACAGATGATGGCAAAGCTAAATACGATTGTCTGTGACGGCTTGTTGTCTTCAATGATCTTTAATAAGGAAGTCATCGTGGCAACAAGAGTTCAGGAACACAAAGATGTTGAGCGGAGACTGGAAGAGCAAAAGTCATGGGGTAGCAATAATAAAATCGAAAGAAAAATCCGAAAGGAATTTGAATATAAAAAAGTTAAATTGACGAACCAGCAAGTAGCAGATATGGTTGACAACACAATTCGTCAGTCTACTGACCAGCTACTGGTTACCTTGAACCAAAAAGATCATGGATGCAAGATTATTGAAAAACTGTATATTGACAATTTTTTGGCTGGTAGCGGTTTGACTGAAGAACAATATGCGCAAATTATGCAGGATGCGGATAAAGAATCTGCGGATGCAGAACTTATGGCTCGACTTGTGGCTGAGGCGAATGCGAGAATGGCAGCTCGTGATAACGTAAATGTAGAATGTGTTATGAATTTTGAAGCAGATATTGTCGATAAGGTGTTGGCGGACAAGATGGCAGAAAATAGTAATAAGAAAGTTGGCCGCAATGTGCTGGATTGTGGTTTTAATATTGATGATTTAATTGGTGAGATTTGAAAGAAGGTTGAGTGCAATGAATTTTGATAACCCCTATTGGATTGATTTAAAGGTAACGTATGAGTATTATCAAGCTGCTGGCCGCTTACCAGAGTTTCGCAAGAAGTATGTCTGCACGAAATGCCAGTATGAAATTCCGTGCTTCACCACTTGTGATGAGGCGCGATGCAAATGTCAAGAGTTTAAGCCTAAGACTGTGCGGAATGCTGACAAGTATTTACATATCAATGATTTCATGAATGACGTGGCCGCATTTGAGGCTGCTAGAAATATTTAAGGAGAGTTACATAAATGGATGAGAAATATTTACCATTTGGTTTTGGACCAGAAGAAAAAGTTTCTATTTCAACTATTGCTTTTCAATATGGTTGGAGCGCCGCACGATTAAACAGCTTTCTTTACAAGTATGATGTGATCTATTTCAGCGACGAGCATAAAACATGGCTTGTAACAGACCAGTATAAAGATAGCGGATACACTGAATCTTCATTGTTTACTAGCAAAACAGGATATTATTCTCAAGAGTATCTTGTCTGGACACAAGAAGGGCAAAAGTTTATTTATCAAATGTTAAAAGATAAGTTAACACTTCTTCCTGAAATTAGAATGCTCGATGAAGAAGATCCGTCTGACGGTTGTTTAACGGCAGAAGAACTCGCTGAAGTTCTCATCCAAAATGAGATTTACATAAACGAGGCATCCATTGGTAGGCTTACTCCAAATAGCAGTAATGTATTTTCAGTTCTACGGCACAAAGGCTATTTAATGAAAAAGAAGGGAATGTTGTATAACACTCCTTGTAAGAAATATCAAGGTTCTGGGTTATTTAAAGTATTCAAGAGACGAGAACCGATTTATCGATACTATCAAGATGAACCGGTTGGCGACAGTCTTGTGTATGTTACAAAGATTACTCAGGGAGGCAAGGACTTCTTCATTGAATATTTCAAACATTTGATGAAGAAAGGATGCGCTATTATATAAGGAGGGCTAAGAGATGCGAGTGCAGATTGGTAAATACATTATAAAGAACTGCGACGAGCGGAATCTCGTTATCGTTGAGCAGCGGCCAGCTGGTAAGAATCCAAAGACTGGTGAAATGGGCACTGGCGTAAAGGAGGTTACGGTCGGCTATTACCCGAACCTTGAATGGGCTTTACATAAGATTAAGGATTTGAATATTTCCGAGAGTGATGCCGATACCGTGGATGTTTTGCTGACGCAGCTTGAATGGATTGATGAGACGATTCGTTTGGTAGCTAAGGAGGTTAAGTGATGGATAAGTTTATTAACGCGACACACTTGATCCAGACATTGGAAGATACAAAGCCATTGATTGATAACAGTCCTGTTTCTGCTTTTCAGAAAACTGTATGTAAGATGACTTTGAATGGGGCAATTCAATACATGCAAGAAGAGATGGCCGCAGGCGGCGAGTTCCGTCGAGTAGTCCATGCTCATTGGATTGAGCATTTTGAAGATTTTGGAGAAAGCTTCTTTGTTGAATGCTCGGCTTGTCATTCTAGCAAAAATATTGATAAATCAAAGTTTTGCCCTGACTGTGGAGCTGTTATGGACGAGGAGGTTAAGTAATGCGTACTTACGAGGATGTTGATGCGGAAATTAAGTATTTAATTCGGGATATGAATTATGCCAGCTTGACTCGCCGGGAGTACGAAGCCGCTGATGATATGCTGGATGAACTCTATCAGGAGCGTGAACGACTTTGGCTCAAGGCTATGGAAGATGGCGAGAGCTGCTATCTGTAAAAGCCTAATTTTATATTTTTCTTTGTAGCTATACAATACAGGATACGTTTTAGAAGAATACGGAGGTGACTGCCGAATGGCAAAGCAGCAAACTTGCCAGAAGTTTGTTTTTAAGATCCATACGAAGCGTCTGGTTGAAGCAAAATGGGATTTAACCCTACCATTAGACGAAGCCAGACGAAACCACGAGATTATCTCACTGGCTGATAGCACTGTTCTACGATGGATTGATGAGTTGAATGGTGTTACGGACGCAGAGGCTAAGGCACGGAGTATCAAGCGTAGAATCAAAATGCTACGGAATGAACCCTCTTGCTTAGAGAACCGCCGGGAGATTCGGAGATTATACACTGAGCTGGACACAGTTCAGTTTAAGCCGGATTATATGTGTTTGGTGGTTGATAAGAAGAATGATTACCGCCGGGCACGTTCTCACAAGGGGTTTAAAATCAATGGAATTACATATCGTCGTTTGGTTGGAACCACTGGTGGTGTTAAGAATAGTACGATTGTGTTTGTGAGCGACCGTCTTGTTGATGAGATCCGTAAGCGAATCGATAATGGCCGTAACAATGGAATTGAGTTTATTCCGGCAAAGCTAGAAGCTTATAGAGCACTTGCCTGTTCCGCTTCCATTCCAGTCACTGACCCTGATGGTGTGCTTGTTGTAGATGATTGCTTCACGCACTTTAAAGACCATGTAATCGTTCTGGACGACGGAGCCTCCGGCGAGCCTACGATGGTAGAGGACATGGAGCATGATTGTGAACTGTGCGCCAGCGATGGCTTTGGTCTTATTAGCTATGACCTTGCTCAACAGTGGAGTGAAGATTTGAAACTCCCTGCTACCGCATCTGGCTTCTGTGTACGGAATGCTTTTTGTAAAGGTATGTTGTTCCCTTTCCCTTTCCGTGAGTTTGCCAAGAAGGTTGCCAAAAAGAACATGATTAAGGATTCTTGGGGAAACTACAAGGACATCAATCGTGTTCAGGTAATTCTTACGACATCCATGTTGAAGCTCTGGGATAGTTACCACAGCTGTGAGGACTACTTCGAGAATTGCCGAGAGAATCATTATCACTTCTCTGTAACAAAGACTTGTGAGTTAGAGCTTGATGAAGAGCGTAACCTGAATTATCAGTTTATCCAAAGCTATCAGCTTACGAATGATGAGATTCGGGAACTCGTGAAGCCAACTTTGGATGAAATCAAGGGTGTCATGGGCGGTGACTGGCGTAAAGCGCTGCTGTACCTGCGTGGAAGTGGGATGCGTGATGACCCGAATTACATAAACAGTCTGGAGAATGATTACATAAAGGCTCTTATGATTGAGCCGAAAATGATTGATGACCCTTATGTTCAAAATCGGATTCGGTATTTCATTAAGAAACGGATTTCCCAAGCAAAAACGGGTGTTGTAAAGGTGCGAGGGAATTTCCAAGTTGCAAGTGGAGACCCTTATGCGCTTTGCCAATCCATCTTTGGAATGGAAGTCACTGGATTGTTAAAAGCTGGTGAGATTTACAGCCGGTTCTGGAATGATAGAGATGTTAAGAGAGTTGCTTGTTTCAGAGCACCGATGTCATGTCATAACAATATTGTTCTTCGGAATCTGAACTCTAATGATGATTGTAAAAACTGGTATCGTTATATGAAGACGGTAACAATTCTTAGTGCATGGGACAATACCTGTGCTGCTTTGAATGGTGCAGATTTTGATGGTGATCTTATTTTTAGCACAGATAATAATGTGCTTATTAGGAATAAAAGAGAGACACCGACTCTTTTGTGTGTTCAGAAAAAAGGAGAAAAGAAGATTCCTACTGAGGATGATTTAGCAGAATCGAATGCTGCTGGATTTGGCAATGACGTTGGTTCGACAACGAACCACATTACCTCAATGGGTGATGTTCAAAGCCAGTTTGAGCCGGGAAGCCAAGAGTATGAAGAACTGGATTATCGTATCATGTGTGGTCAGCTATATCAGCAGAATGTTTTGGACGCTGTGAAAGGGGTTAAATGCAAGCCAATGCCACGGTATTGGTACGATTTAAAAGCTTGTACTGTTAAAGACGATGATAATCCTGACACCATTGAGGATAAGAAGCTTTGGAGTAGTATTTGCGCATGGCGTAAGCCATACTTTATGAGCTACATCTACCCCGCTCAGATGCGTGATTACAAGCAGTATGTGGCCGCAGCTCGCAAGCGCATCAAGTGGGATGGGTTTGCCGGTCTGGATGAGATTATGCAAAAGACCTTCAAGGACGATGTGGATGAAATGGTTATCCAGTATTACCTCTATCGGATGCCGGTCGGAATCAATTCTTGTACCATGAACCGCCTGTGCTGGACTGTTGAGGACGAGCTTGAAGATTTTGAAGAAGAACTCAAGATAAGGCGCAAGTTTGATTACGACTCGCTCAAGTCTGGCGTTGAGTACACCAATTCTCAATACTATGGTATCCGCTCTATTTTTAAGGATTACTTGAGGTTTGCTCGTGGTAACGCAATCCATTCTGGCAACGGAAACAATAATAAAGAAACCGGCGCAGATCGCAAGGAGCGCATTGCGCTGTATCAGGAAAGTATGTTCCGCAATCTTCATGACAAGTGTTCTAATGACGATGTGCTTTGCGACATTCTGCTTGATCTTTGTAGAAAGAATGCATCCAGTATTGCAATCGTCTGGGAGTTGTTTCATGATACTTTGATTAAACGCTTATTGGAACACCATAATGGTATGGTGCATTCTCTTGTGCAGGATGAAAATGGCGATATTGAGTATGATGGCAAGCGTTTCAAGGATGTGTTGGTTAACATGAATAGCAAGGAGGATGCGGATGATTGTATTGAATGAAGTTCTTTACGCTGAAGAGTGGCTAGAGAAGGATGTGCCTTGGAAGAAAGCGGGGCATGTTTTGCATTATGTAGCGAAGTATTATTTCTATAAGGGATACTCAAAGGATGACGTAAGAGAAAAGCTTAACGAGTATATGCTGCGTCATTTTGAAGGGTACAACAAAGTTCTGGATAGAGAATTGATTGATAAAGCGATTGCTTCTGCTAAAGGTCGTCCTATGGTCGAACTTGATGGTGTGTGCATTACGAAGGCTGAGGTAGAGAAGATTCAAGCACTTGAAAGCAAGCAGATGCAACGCCTGATGTTCACGATGCTGTGTTTGGCAAAATACCATATTGCCGTTAATGAAAAGTGCAACTACTGGATTACGGAAGATACGGCTGACATCTTTAGAATGGCAAACGTATCCGTGAATGAGAAGAAACAGAACGAGATGATTTGCGAGTTACATAATCTTGGCTTTATTGGGTTTGCCAGCTTGAAAAAGATTGACAACTTGAATATCCATGTTTTGATTGCGGAGCCGGACTCTCCTCATGAGATTTTCGTGGACGATTTTGAGAATGCTGGCATTCTGTGGAGCCAGTATTGTGGGAAAGAGTACATCAAGTGTGATTGTTGCGGAAAGATGGTTGCTCGCACCGGACGCAGACAAAAATACTGTCGTAAGTGCGCTAAAAACGTAAATATTGAGAAAACCGCACAAAATAGAAAAATGTTTGATTTATGAAATGCGAAAAAGTGCAGTATTTTAACGTAGATACGTTATAATTTTACATATATAGAGTAAAACACAGTGCGGAAAGTTATGGTAGGGAGAGAGCGAGGACGCTTGTTTTCTTCCTACCTATTTTATTTTGAAAGGGTGTTTTACCTAATGATTGAAATCACTAAGTCCGAAGCGAAGGCTGTGCGAAAGGTCTTCCCTCATGCTTGCATTGCAAAGACCCGTCACAAGCGGTATCTGGAAGAGTCTGCTCGATATCTTGAGTTGCTTCCTTTTAATATTGCCGCTGTCGAGATGCTGAAGCAGATGCAGCGTAACGCACGTTACTAATCTTTGAAAGAACGAGGTATAGACTATTGGACTTTGAAATTCAACTGCCAGAAGAGATCACTAACCTGATGAATGGTGGCGGTCTCCCCTCTCCTGAGACGATGAACTTCTACGTTGATGAGAAGGACCGCATCTTCTTCATTGACTTTGAGATTGACCAGTCTTTGATTGAAATTGAGCGCAAGATTCTGCAGTACAACCGTATTGATAAGAATACTCCTGTTGAGCAGCGTAAGCCTATTAAGCTGTTTATTTACAGCTATGGTGGCGAGCTGGACGCAATGTTTAGCTTTATTGATGTTGTTGCACTGAGTAAGACTCCTGTTTGGACGATCAACGCAGGTATCGCAATGAGTGCTGCTCTTGTGATGCTGTTGTCTGGTCAGAAGCGCTTTGCTCTGCCTCATTCTACTGCGCTGATTCACAGTGGCTCCGGCGGTGCGCAGGGTACTTTTGAGCAGTCTAAGATGGCTATGGACTACTATGAGAAGCAGGTTGTGAAGATGCGTGAGTATATTATGGCTCACTCTACTATTGACAAGAAGACCATGACCAAGAATAAAGCTAAGGATTGGTATCGTAGATAAGATTTGCGATGATGTGGATGAGTTCAATTAAGGGAGAGTAAATATATGGCTTCTGATAAGACTGAAATGCGTAAGAAGAAGGATATTCCGCAAAGTTTGGATGTTTACTCCAGTTTTTATGGAATGGAGCTCGATGAGAAGCAGAAGGTGTATCGTGACAGTATTTGGGACCCAAATATTGATGTTGTTTTCTGCAATGCCCGTGCCGGTACTGGCAAAACCACTATCGCTGTAGGCGTAGCGAATTTGCTTGTGCAATACGGTCTGTATGATGGTATTGTCTATATTGTATCTCCCACTCAGGAGGAAAAGCAGGGCTATCTTCCGGGAACTCAGGAGCAAAAAAGTGCTCCGTATATGGAACCTCTATATGAAGCTTTAAAAACCATTGGTGTAAATCCTGATAGGGTTATCCAGAGTGAGGATAATCCTGAAAGTGAGAAGTATGGTGCATATATTCAAGCTGCAACTCATACCTATATGCGAGGAATAAACTTCGATAACAAGGTAATTTTGACCGACGAAACGCAGAATATGTACAATTCCGATCTAAAGAAGGTTCTTACGAGAGCAAAATCGAACTGTAAGGTGATCTGTATCGGTCATGCAGGACAGTGTGATCTATACAAGCATCCTGAAAACTCAGGTTTTGAAGTTTATCTTGAACATTTTCGTGGACATGATAGGACTGCAATTTGCGAACTGACAACGAACCATCGAGGATGGATTAGTCAGTGGGCTGATATGCTGGAATTTTGAAATGAAATATAAGGGAGAATAAAATTATGGTTGCTAAGAAGAGTGTTGTTTTTAAGAACGCTATTATTGATACTGCTGAGGGCACTATCACCGAGATTACCAAGGACGGCGAGAACGTCTTTAATCTGAAGGAAGCTCTGGCAAAGTGGGATGGTATTGAGGGTGTTACTATCAATATCTCCACCTCTGATGAGCTGCTGGGCGACCCGGCTTGATGCCAATGGGTTGCTATAATAAACGGCCAGAAGAAACGAGTGATGACTTCTTTGTAAGAATCGGGAATGCTGTTCTGGCTAGAGAGTTGACTTGGGATGGCGCAGCCAAGGTGCTTAATGGTGAATTGGGCAAGAATTTTGGTGAGTGCGCATATCGCAAGCGTTTTAAGGCATTCCGTGCGGGTATGCAGTATCAGGAGTCCTTATCTAATAGAGATGTGGGAACCTGCATTCTGTCTATTTCCGACCTACATATTCCATTCCAGAAGCCCATTGAGACTTTTAGTGAGTACGCTGGAAAGATTGATATCCTTCAGGTAAACGGCGATCTGGTGAATGCAACAAGCCTTTCTAAGTTTATTTGCACATACAAGATTTCTCCTATCGAAGAGCTGATTATGGCTCGGCAGTACCTCATTGACCTGATTGAATTTATCAAACCAAAGAAGGTTCTTGCCAATTATGGCAATCATGAGCTTCGACTTGAGACGTACCTTGCAAAGAATCTTGATAATGAGCTTCAGGAACTAATGCCAGAAACTGTCTATGATTATATTTTCACGGACGGTTTTACTCATTATGATCGCAAGACTCATTCCAAGGTGAAATACCAGCCCCTGAAGGATGTGTTTAAGGACATTGAGATTGAATACTCTGGTACTTGGTATTCCCAGTATCAGGATATTATTTTCTGTCATCCGAGGGCATTTTCAAGTAGTCCCCTAAAGACTGCTGAGAAGGCTATGTATTGGTTCAGGAATGAAGGATTTTCGTTCCGTGCTCTGTCTATGTCGCACACACATCGAATCGGTTCTTATAAGATTGGCAATACCATGATTTATGAACAGGGATGCTGCTGTGACACCTCACAGATGCAATACACGGATGGAAATCTGACTAACTCACAGAAAGAGGGCTTTATGCTCTTTTATCTTGATAAGGATGGACACTTCTTAGAGGATAAGACTAAGAATGTCTACCTGAATTAAAAAGCGGTGAGCCACTACCAATAAACGTGGACCTAAAAAAGAAGTACGACCGCAAGGTCTGCTTGGGATATCATCTGTTGTCTCCTTTTCTATGCCCGTAGGCGGATGTCTACGGGTTTTATGCTGGTGTAACTCAGAGGTAGAGGGCGACCCTTGTAATGTCGAAGTCGGGATTTCGAGACTCCCCACCAGCTCCACGCTGTGCGGTCAATAGCTGCTACCGCTTAGACCAACTTAATCTACGGATGGTTGGATGCAAAGTAGTTCTGCGGAATGAAATGATAAGCTATTCGTGTTTCGCTACGTTAATGCGAAGCGTTAAAAGCCTAAAACAAGCGTTTTATCGACACGAGAACAATTCAACCAGCTCGGATGATTTGATGGACGCTTGTTTTATTATGGGTCAGTATATCCAGTGGCGAAGATAGCGGACTGAAGTAATGAGGTAAAAATATTGGTAGTTGATACAAATCAAAAACGCGGAAGAGCCGGTTTATCACTTGCGATTGCATATTTTGGAACGAATGGATATACAGTATCCGTTCCTTTAAATGACACACAGTGGTATGACTTGATTGTTGAGAAAGACGGACATTTTATGTCTGTTCAATGTAAGTTTACTGCGACAGATGATAATGTTATAAGTATGCGAAGCAGCGGTGGAACCAAAGGCGGTGTTTACGATAGTATTCTAAATCATACAGAATTGGACTACATATTTTGTGCAAATAAAAATTGTGAAATGTGGCTCATTCCATTTGAAGAACTTAAAAAGTCCGGGAATGTAAAAACGTTTACATTGATGAAAACCGCAAATAAATATGGTCCAAAATCTTCTACTTTTGATACATCAAAATTCGTTGTTACATTATAACATTCGTCCGTGACATTAGAAACATCGTTGGTTCGACTCCAACCTGGCTCACCAAAGATTGTATGGCTATTCCCTACACCTTTATATAAAGGTAGCTGTACAGGAAAGTAGGGTTTATATGCTTGTGTCGGATGGTCCAGTTGATTCCAGCTGCTTTGAACACAGCCAGCCCTGCAAGGGCTCGTGGGAGCGAAGCCCACCACAAGCGCCATATAGCTCACGTATAGGTTGCAAACTGTATGTGGGATTGTCCGTGGAGCGTACTCTCGATACGCTCCTTTTTATTTTATTATTCGAGAGGTAATAAAAATGAGTGAAAAGATTTGTGGAATTTACAAAATCGAAAACAAGAAAACGCATCAAGTCTATATCGGTCAATCAATTGACATAAATCGTCGTTGGAAAAGCCATAGAACAAGAAGTCAGCATCGAGGAAAAGACTTTTTACAAACAAGGCTTTACCCTGCGATGTATGAAAATCTTGAAAATTTTGAATTTTCTATAGTTGAGAAATGCAAGAAAAACGAACTAGATAAGCGTGAAATATATTGGATTGATTATTACAAAAGTACAATTCCAATGTACGGATATAATATCTCGTCTGGCGGGAAAATATACGAAGAACATAAAATACTGCATCAAAAAGAACTAAATGAAATAGCCGAGCTTTTAGCCACAACGGACTTAACGCAAACGGAGATTGCAAGTAAGTTTGGCGTTGGTCAGAGAACTGTTAGTAGCGTAAATACTGGCGATTATGACATTGATGAGAAATATACATTCCCCATTCGTGACAAAAAACACATCACAGGCAAAATCAAAGAGAGCTCGGATCGAAAAAAGGAGCGGCTGAATGGTCGCAGTGAATTTTGGCTCGGAACATGCGCTTATTGCGGAAGTTCATGCCATACTGGAGCGGTTTGTTGTTGGTCCTGCTTCTGTAAAAAGAAAAAATCTGAATCAAAGTGCCCTGAGAAAGAAGTTTTAGAAAACATGATTGGTAAGATGCCATTTGTTAAAATAGCTGAAAAATTTGATGTAAGCGATTCCACTGTAAGAAAATGGTGTGAAAATTATGGTCTTCCATTCATGCGAAAAGATATAATCGTATGGGAACAAGCACAATAAAATAGAATCTTCTCCGGTTCACAAAAACCGGATTTTATGCGCCTATATCTCAATTGATAGAGAAAATGTCTCTAAAACATTTTAGATCCTCGTTTGAGTCGAGGTGGGCGTGCCAATAAAATGGCTTCCAATTCGCGGTTGGAGGCAAGTCCGAAGTCAGTCTATGATTAACCTGTGATGCGCACACGATTAAGGAATAGATGACATTTAGGCATCATATAACGCAGAGTGGAGCAGTCAGGTAGCTCGTCTGGTTCATACCCAGAAGGTCGGTGGTTCGAATCCACCCTTTGCACCCAGCATCTCCCCTTTTGCAAGCCTACCGTCAGTTTTTTACTCCCTCTGGCGGTAGGTTTATTTTTGGTCATTATGCTAATTCGCTGGCAGGGCGAGGTATGTTACCGACATAAATGTCGTGAATATAGCAAGCTCACATAGATGATTAGTCTCTCACTCGCCTACTTGCAGTGCGTACCATGTGAGAGACGCTTTTTAAGAACAGAACCTATTAAGCCTCTCAACGATGCGTATCATGATAGGTCTTTAATAAAATGAAACACTCTCGGCCTCTGCTATGCAAGCACATTAGAGGGTGTATTTGCTGCCGTAGGATGTGCGCACATTCTACGGCTTTTATTTTGATTTTGAATGGAGGTGTTTGTTTGCCTAGAAAGAAAAAGGTTGTTGAAGAAGATATCGTTCTGACAAACAAGCCAACCTACCATTGTTGTCGTTGCGGTGATGAAAAAGAAGATCCGGTAGGAACTTTTTATCGTTTACCTCACAGCTTACTTTATAAAGCAAATAACTGCTACGCACCTCTTTGTAAAAAGTGCGTGAATAGTCTTTTTGATGAATTCAAGACAAGATACGGAAGCGAGCGCACTGCCTGTATTTTGATGTGTCATCTTTTGGATGCACCATTCTATAATTCTCTTTTTGATTCTGTTGTTGCTCATAACAACAATTTTTCCGTTGGCCTTTATCTTAGGCAGCTAAACCAAAAACAGTTTCAGTTTCAGAATTTTTGCACAACTATTACCGGTGGGGAATTGAATAAAACGGCTGTTGATGTGCAGGAGGAAAAAGAACAGAAATGGTCAAAATCTGAGATTCAAGCAAAAGAGGACTGTGTTTCTGTTATCGGATACGACCCGTTTGAAGGTTATAACGAAAGTGATCGCCGCTATTTGTTTAGTGAGCTCATCAAGTATTTTGAGGATGGTATTGAGGACGACCCGTTCAAGTTGTCACAGATTGTTCAGGTTGTGAACAACAATAACCAGATACGTCAAATTGACTTACAGATTGCTCGTTTGAATCCTATGAACTCAGCAGAAGCAATTAAGAGCCTGAATGATATTAAAGTTAAGTTGGTTTCTAATAACGATAAGATTGCCAAAGAAAACGAGATTTCGGTCAAGAACCGTTCCAACAAGGATGCAGGACGTAATACGCTTACATTCTTAATGAAGGATATGCGTGAAAAGGATATTGCTGGCGCAGAAGCAAACTTCTACGATCAGTTACGGTCTCCTGGTACTCAATGGGCGGCAGATATGAGCTCTAAGGCAATCAAGGAAAACGCTTTCTTTGACGAAAATGACCAGCAGGAAATTTTCGATATACAAAGAGAACTGATTGATAAGTTTCAGAAAGAAAGTGATGACGCGAAAGAAAAATACAGGCTGTCTTTGATTGAGAATCAGCGGCTCAAGGAGCTGTTGGAAGATGCTGGTGTTGATGCAAGTGTAAAAGATACGGATGGTGATGCCGTATGAGGATGAAACAAAGAGCGCCTATTATTACAGCCGCAAAACGTAAGATTTATGAGTGTGATGCGGCAACGATTGCATTCTATCGGCGCAATCCTGTTATTGCGGCCAGAGATTTATTGGGTATCCAACTATTTGACGCTCAGGCATATATGCTGGAACAAAGCTGGAATGCAAGTCATGTTCTTTAGGCGTGTAGTCGAAACTTTGGCAAGTCTTTTGTAGGTTCTGTTTTCATTATCCTAAAGGCAATATTATATGAGAACCAGTCTATTTATATTGTAAGTAATGTTGGTGATCAAGCAAAAGAGACATTTAATAAGATTGAAGAAATTGTTACTCGTGTTGGTAAGACGGCTGCGTCTATCCGTAGTCTGCAAGATATTGCAGAGAAAGAAACGAAAAAGTCTGCAACCAATAAAAGTGGTTTTAGTCATAATCCTGCCGGGTATGTTGTTGAGTTTTATAACGGTAGTTCTATTAACACTTTGAACTCTAACCCAGATGGTGTGCGTGGCAAGCGAGCCAGTCTTATTTTCTTTGATGAGGCGGCATTCTGCTCCGACGAACTGATTGTTGTCTGTGAAGCTTTTGCAACACAGAATACGGATTTCGTCACTGACACTGACAGTGACTATAATCCTGAAATGCAGCCTCGTCAGGTTCCTACTCAGCTAGTTTATGCTTCAAGTCAGGACACGATGGACAAGCTTTTTTATAAATACTACAAACAATTTGCAAAGCGCATGATTGCAGGAGATCGAGATTATTTTGTTTGTGATATGATTTGTGACGTTGCAATCAAAGTTTATATGAAGGGTAAGCCATACAAAGCGCTATTGACACAAGACAAGGTAGATGCAGCTCTAAAGTCAAATAAAATGAAGGCGTTGCGTGAATATTATAATCGACCAAGCCGTGATGGTGGCGTAAACCAGATCATCAAATGGGGTACGGTTCGTCGCAATGAGCGAAAGTATATCCCACAGCTTTATTGGGATAGGAACTATCAGTATATTCTTGCGTTTGATCCTGCCCGCACAATGGATAACTCTATTGTTGGCGTTATGCGTATTTATAACGATTCAGAAAACGGCATGTGTGGCGACATTATAAATTGCGTGAACATGGTTGATCTTGCGAACGAGAAAAAATTCAAGCTCGATTCTAATCGTCAGCTTGAGCAGTTACATGAGTTGATTCTACATTACAATGGTCAAAATCCTGATTACGAGTACATTGATAGATTGATGATTGACCAAGGCGCTGGCGGCGGTGGTACTTCCACATATGCGGACGGTTTACTTAACAATTGGACTGATAAAACAGGCGCAGAACATCGTGGTTTTATCGACGCAAATCATGAATTATATGAAGGATATGATACCCGTTACCCAGATGCTGTTGATAAGCTACGTCTAATTAGTCCTCGTAAATTCCGCACTGCAATGGTTGAGGAATTTATTGAGCTGATGAATCTTGGTGTCATTCATTTCCCTCTTGAATACAACGGCGGAGATTATGTTCAGGTAGTAGACGGTGTGGATAAATCAACTGGTCAAGAAATTTTGAAGACGCATGAACTTTCCTTAGAGGAACAGACTGCGTGGGTTAACATCGACTTGATGAAGAACGAGATCACAAGTATTCAGAAAACGACAAACTCTGAAAATACGACCGTAACATATGCTTTGGCACCCGATGTTGCCAACAAAATTCACGATGATAGGTTCTATGTTGCAATTTTACTTGCTCATCGTCTATACGAATTACGTCGTAAGGATAAAGTGCGCCAGTCTGCGGTGGAGACAATGACTGCTCCGCCGATTTGTATTTCTAACATTGACTTCTAAGCAGAGGAGGTGAAAATGTGGCAAGAAAGAAAAAGGAAGATTTTGATGTCGTGACTGCTTCACAGACAGATGACGGTACTGTTGTTATTACCTCTTTGAATGAGCTTTCAGAAGAGAGAATGAACAATGTTATCCGAAATGCAGTTGCGTCTTATGACCCTGAGAACAAGCAGTACAGTACATATTTGAAAATCTCAGCCTCCTCTGAAACGCTTACGGTTGATCGAATTGATGAACTTGCACGAGGGTTACAGTCAAGCCTGACGAATGTGCAGACGGTCAATGGCATCATCCGTAATTACATCAATAAGGATGACCTAATTGGCATTACTTATGATGCGATTGAGGCGAATGTTAATACGGAGTTCAAATGCAGTTTTGCGCAGTTCCCTGAGCAGCGTAATAAGACAAAACAGGTAAATTATGCCCGTGAAGTGATTGATGACTTCAATACACAAATCAATGTGCGAAGTCTGCTGCGTGCCGCCATTCCGATGACTTATGCAGAGGGTACTTACATTACATATCTGCGTCAGAAGGATGAGAACTACATTGTAGACTATTACCCTCTTGGTATTGCTGAGATAAGTGATTACTTATCAAATGGACAGCCTGTTGTGCTTATTAACATGTCTAAACTGAAATCTGCTTTGAGCAAATCTATGCTGAAGGACAAGAAGAATAAAGCACTGTTCTTTGAAAATCAGGAGACTGAGATTCAGAACAACTATCCAGATGAGGTGTATCAGGCATTTAAGAATGGTGATACATACGCAAAATTGGATGTTGACCATTGTGGCGTGATTCGTATTGGCAATATGGGACAAAAATATGGTGTCTCTCCCCTGTTTCGCGCCTTACGTCCGGCATTGATGCTTGAGACCTTTGATACTTCAGACCGTGTAAATGCTAAGGCTAAGGCAAAGAAAATCATCTGGCAACAACTTGACCCCGCGTTGATGGGACCAAACAACGATAAAAAGGGCTTCTCTGAACAAGTGACGGCACATGATAACCTGTTGCGTGCATGGAAGCAGAACACTGTGCTTGTGACGACCGCTCCTTATGTAAAGGATATCAAGTATGTTGAGCCAAAAGTTGAGATGACAAATATCGAGACTGTTAAACAGTATCGCAACCGAGAAATGGCTGCTTTAGGTATTAGTTTTTTGAACACTGATGGTCAGCAGACTGTTTCAACTGCAAAGGTGTCTCTTGACCAGCTGATGAAAAATATCGGTAAGATTGCAGAACAGATTGAAGATGTATTAAAGCGATGGTATCGTATTCGCCTTGAAGATGCAGGTGTAGACACGATGTACTGCCCTGATGTGAAGGTCTCTACTACTGAAATGATGGGTATGGAGATGAAGAAGGCGATTGCTCAGTTCCTGTTCACCACTTTGAACTGTTCTTACAAGACTGCTTACGAGTACATGGGACTTCATGCTGAGGACGAACTGCGCAAGCGTCAGGCTGAAACCGAAGAAGGTTATGACGATGTGTTTGTGGCTCGCCAGACCTCTTATACATCGACCGGTAATTCCGGCGGTGGTGGTGACAGTGACAAAAAAACAGGTCGTCCAAAGGGCGAGGAAACTGAAAAACAAATTTATGACCAGCAGAGAAATGAAGATAGTAAGTGAGGTGATGAACGATGAGTAAGGAGTATTTCTATAGTAGAAACATCTGTTGCTCTGAGATTACGGAGCATCCAGACCACTATCTTGCCAAGTTTGTCATCTGTGACTTCTCAGTAAATGGGAATCAGGTTGCTTTGAACCGTGACACCATTGAAAGTTGGATGAGTACACTGGTTGGCAACCCGCTTGTTGGTAAGTTGGTCGTAGCTCCAAAGGGTGAGCTGGATTTTTCCGGTCACAATATGAAAGTCGTCACCAGAAAAGACGACGATGGTAATGAATACAAGACTGCCGAATTTGACACTGATGCATTCGGTAGCTTTCAGTCGGTCGGTATCGAGAAAATTGACGATACCGACTTTATTGTTGCCTCTTGTAAGATCTGGAAGCGATATCCAAAGGCTTGTGCGACGATTCTGCGCCGTATTGAGAGTGGCACATTAAATACAAGTTGGGAAATTGATGTGCTGAAAGCTCATAAAGGAATCGTGGGTGGCCGCATGGCAAAAATCATTGACGATGGCGTGTTTACTGCACATTGCTTGCTTGGTGCAAATGTTGAACCGGCATATAAGTGCTCTAAACTGCTTGAGGTCGCTGAAACCGATTTTGGTCTTGAATTGGCAAACGCCTATATCGAGGATGCAAAAGAGATTTCAAATATAGAATCTAATGAGAAGGAGGCAAAAAATTTGGAACTGAATAAGGACAAGGAGACTCAGACCGCACAGGCTGAGAATCCAACCAAGACTGAGCAGGCAGAGCAGACTCCAGTTGGCGAGCCTGATGCCGCACCTGCTACTGAGCCCACTACTCCGGCAGAGCCTGATGTTCAGACTTCCGAGGAAGGCGGTGAAACCCCTCCCCCGACTGAGCCTGAAACTGGTACTGAGCCTGCTGGTGAGCCAGAGCCGGAGTCTACCCATGAGACTTCCAGTTTGACCGGTCATGATCTGTACGAGAAGCTGAATGAGGCTGTTGTGAAGTTTAATTCAGATATGTATCTGGCAGAAGTGTTCCCCGAAGATCACACTATCTGGTGTAAGAAATTCGGTCGTTGTATGAACGATTTGGATTACATCATGTTCTCTTACACTGTTGAGGGTAATGAGGTTTCTCTTGGCGAGCCGCAGCATATTACTCTGACTGTTTCTATTTCTGATGTTAATACCAAGATTGCGGAGCTGAATAACACTATTGCAAGTCTTAATACTGAATTGCAGAGTGAAAAGGAGAAGGTTGCTTCTCTGGCTCCATATAAGGATCAGGCAGAAAGGGCAGAGGCAGAAAAAGCGGCTGCAGAGCTTGCACAGAAGAAGGAGGATCTGCGTCAGTACGCGCTCTCCAGCAAGATGATTACTGAAGCTGAGGTTTCCGAGGGTGGTAACTACGCAAGTCTGATTGAGGATCTGGACGAAACCGGCATTAAGAGTGTGATTGCCGAGCGTTGCGTTGAAGCCGCCAAGAAGGCTTCTGCTGAAAAGAAGATTGAGACCTCTGAGGTACATAAGTCTGAGAGCATCAAGCTGAATTTGAATGAAACCAAGTATAACACCACTAACGCTAACAAGCGTGACGCATGGCGGGAATATTTGGGTAAGTAATAACATTTGAGAGAAAGGAAAAATATTATGATTCGTGAACTGATGGTGAACGGCGCGAAGAATATTCCCGCTAACTATGCCGCAAAGGTCGCTATGGTCACCGGTATGGGTGTTCAGGTTGACCACAAGGCTGGTCAGGTTAAGTTCCCTGACGCAGCTACTGCTGAGGGCATCGAGATGGTTGCCCATGAGTTTATCCCGGAGGGCATCTATGCAAGCCAGACTAATTTTGATGACTACGATAAGATGGTCACTGAGATTAAGGCAGGTGTTCTGGTGAAGCGCGTTCCTCTGTATGCTGGCGAGCTGTACGGCACTGACCAGTACAAGGCCGCTGATGCACAGGATACCAATATTGGCAAGCTGCTTGAGGTTAACACCGATGGCAAGTGGCAGGTTGCTACTACTGGTACTTCTCGTTTTGAGTTTGCTGGTGTGATGGACGACAACGGTCACAAGCTGATTATGATCAGTGTGCTGCCCGAGGCAAAGACTGTTGCTTGATTGAGAGAAAAATCTTGAATATGATACGTGAAATTTAAGGCTATCGTCTTTTGGCGGTAGCTCTTTTATTTTACGCGAAGAGAAAGGAAATGAATTATGGCACTGAATATTGAAGTGGCCGAGCTGATGAAGCAGCCTGGTCGTGTTTATGAAGTTGCTGAGAAGACTCAGTACAATCGCGCTATGGATGCTGAGGACAAGGAAATTGCAGAGGTTGTTGGCGCTCATGTTGAGGAGCTGATTGACAAGGGTGACCCCAATAAGGAGATTGCTCAGTTTGTTAACCGTACCGTGACTGACGAGCTGTACGGCGCGCCTGATGAGCTGCTGGACTCCATGTTTGAGCGTGGCAATGTCGGTGAGTTTGATGACTACGAGGCAGGTCGTACCGTTAAGAATACTCTGAAGGCTTATGATGCAGCTAAGGGTGGCAACGTGCCGAAGTCTTACCTGCACTACGAGACCATTAAGCCCGTCTGGCGTAATAAGCAGATCGAGGCTGATCTTAGCTTTGTGGATGTAAGACGTAATGCTTGGAAGAGTGTGGCAACTCTGACCACCTTTATGACTGAGGCTCTGAAGAACCAGATGTTCTATGACATCTTCAGCATGGTTGATGACGCTATCACTGGTGGCGAGCAGAAGATTGATGCTCAGGGTAAGGAGCCCACTATGCAGGACATGGACGCTCTGGCTCTGTATCTGAATGAGTACGCCGATGGTGGTAATCCCTTCACTGTCAGCCTGATGAAGTATTGTGCTAAGATGCGTCGTATGACCGGTTACGCTGAGTATCTGTCTGACGCAGCTAAGGACGAGTTCAACCGTTATGGTCTGGTTAAGACTTATGATGGTGTTGCTATCACTGGTATTAGTTCTGCTAAGAAGCTGGGTGATGGTTCCCTGCTGATCCCGGATAAACGTATTTATGGTATTGCGGGCAAGATCGGAAGACTTGACATGAAGGGTGAGACTCATACTTACGAGGATCACGACAACAACAACGAAAAGATCCATCTGATGGTCAAGGACTTCACCTTCGGCTACAGCATTGATCATATCGAGCGTGTTGCTAAGATTGTTCTGCAGTAATTTTTTACCAAAGACAAATTTGAGCGGGGACTTTGCGGTCTCCGCTTTTATAGAAAAGGAGACAAATTATGAGTTCCGTGATGGAAAAAAAGTTTATTGACGTTCTGAACTGCGACGATAACGTGGTTACCATTTCGTCACTGAACGGTAAGGGTTATACTTTCGAGCCCGGTAGTGTGGAAGAGCCTTGTGTGATTCCTATTCCGCCGGAGGAGATCATGTATATGAACAGCACTTGTTCTGCGTTCAAAAATGGTGTTCTGCGTTTTCGCCCTGAAGAGCAGAATGAAATTTTCGAGGCTATTGGCATTAAGGGTGACGATGTTCTGTTCGTTGAGGATATTGATGAGGCGATTCTGAATCCCACTGTCGAGAATCTTCAGCGTATGATTGACATTAAGGATGGCGCTCAGTTCGAGCGTATTCGTGGTCGCTTTTATCGTATGACTAATGCCGGTGAAGACCTGTCCACTAAGGTTAAGCGCCTGATTGACGAGCGTTATAAGGAGCTCCGTGCTGGCAAGCGTAATAGTGAGCTGTCTGTTGTACCTGCGACCAAGCCTGTCGATAATGTTCAGGCAGAACTTGAGGCCGCAAAGAACCAGCTTGCTGAAATGCAGAAGCAGATGCAGGTAGCACTGGCACAGATGCAGGCTATGATGGCTGGCGCACAGAATGTTGCATCGGATAATTCTGTAGAAAAGACTACTGTTAAGCGTGGCCGTAAGAAGGCGGAGGCAGAAAAGGCGGAGGTCGTTCCCGCCGAGTAAGATTGGAGGGATAATGTGACCGCATTTTTGGAAGTATACAACAAGTTCTACGAGCTGGTCGAAACTGATAGTAATTTCTTTCAGTATTTCGACTTAACCGAGAATGAAGTGCGAGATTTTGTACATGACCGTGCGAAAAGTTATTTGATGGAGTCACTTTCTGTGATTACCAGAAACATTGAACCGGAAGAGGATTTTAGTTTCGATGATTACGATTCAGAACTAGAAGAATTTAATTCAGATCTCACATTCGATGAGATTGATATGTTAGCGCATTTGATGTTGGAGCAACATTTTAAGCGTGAGTTTGGAAAGTTGAAAGCATTTAGCGCACAGGACCTTCCTACGAGTTTACAGGTATTCTCCCCTGCCAATGAGCGCACAAGTATTCGTGCTCTTGTGAAAGACATTCACGAGGAGAATATGACGATGTTAGATAACTATATGGCAAAAGACCGCTCGACCCGTAAGCGTAAGACCATCGACTACGATACATACGCTTCCTACTCTGAGTAAGGAGGTGTACCGATGGACTTTTATACAAGGGCACGAGCTGTTGGCGGTGCCGCAAAAATGTCTAACAAAAAGGATGTCAAAATTGCTTTTGCAAAGCGAGATTTTGCCGCACACTTTAAAGATAGCGTTGATTACGAGGATAATACTCTTGTGAATGGTTTACCTCAGAAGCTGGTTGTTAGTCGCAGTAATAGTATTGCTAAGGAAAAGAAAATCTAGGCTTATCCTGGCGATTCTTTAAATCTTGGTGATATTGTTGACTGTTACAACTGCAAATGGCTGGTAACTGAGATTGAACCAAACGATGAAATTTTTCTTCGTGGTAAGATGGAGTTGTGTAACCGCCAGATTCAATGGCAAAATCCGATTACTGGTGAGATAGTCTCTCGTTGGGCAACGCTTAGTAAACCTTATTACGCAAATAACAAAGAACTTATTGTGACTTCGCTAAGTCAACGTGAGTATAAGGTGCAGATGCCTTTTGATGACGAGACTGCACTGATTGACCTTGATAAGCGCTTTATGTTGGAAATTATCAATGGCGAGCCGAAAACGTATGTTACGACTTCTGTTGATCAGAGTACAGAGCGTTACGAACTGCATGGTAAGACACAGGGATTCCTTGTGTTGAATATCCGGCAGGATCAGTATAACAGTAAGACGGATAATACCGAGAAGATGATTTGTGATTATTTTGAGCCAAATAAGAGTGATGAGCCGGATGCGGATTCTCAGGTAACGGCTACCATTAAGTACGCAGGCAAGCCGGAAGTTCGTGTTGGTGGCTCTTGGAAGAGATTCACTCCGGTGTTCACAAGCATTACGGGCGAAGAGGTTACGGAAGTTGCAAAGTGGAGTTTTATTTGTCTTGATGAGTTCAAGAGCTTTGTTGAAACACAGGTTGCTACAGATGGTGTTTTCAAAATTCGTATTTTGAATAATAGTATCATGGATGGCGCAACTGTTAGGATTTCTCTGACAAATGCAGATGATACGGCAAATACATCCATTGAATGTAAGGTGGTGAGTTTGCTGTGACAACGAGTGAATTGATTACTGACTACAAAAACAAATTGGCTTTAAAGTTGGTTAATACGGACGGACTTGTTGAAGCAATGGGTAATGACGATATTGAAGAGCCTGATGAGGCAATTTACACCTACATCTTCCCATACTTTCATATTCCCGACACGATTGAGGCAGCACACAGCTATATTTGTTTTAAGGTAAATATGACTGACCGCAGCAATGTCAATGACTGGTATGAAAACTTCACTCTTACTGTGTGGGTTATTGTAAACCAAGCGTTGATGAAGATGAAAGGTCATGGCGGTGCAACACGAGTTGACTATCTGAGTGGACTTGTGGAAAAAGAACTACACGGCAGTACAATTTTTGGAATCAAGCAACTTAAAATCACATCCAACATCGAGGATAACATGGATTTACACCATCGTGTGAGAATCATGACGTTCAAGACGCAGGATCTGGATGACCTTGTGGGGTGTGGTTGATGGAACTTCGAGAACTGTATGAGCCAAGTTTGATGCGTGGAAGAGATTTCAAAATCAATGACAAAATTACGATTCACATGCCATCTGTTGGTGATATTATTGATTATGGTGAGCAAAAGTATTTTCAGTTGGTTTACTTATTCTGTTCTACATCAAGCGATTATAAAGCACAGCTCGACTCTGTTGGGGTTGATTGGCAGAAGGTTTCGGACTTTGAAATGTTCCGGCAACTTTTTATAGGCAATAAAAATCAGGATATGTCTATTTTACTTGGCGATATAGACACTTCTGGGTTTATGATGGCAAAAGATAACATAAGTGGTGAGATTGTCTTACACAACAGACTTACGGATACTCGTATTGATCATGTAGTGTATGAAACAATTTCTCAGTACTTATGTGCCGCAAATGGAATTGAAAAGCATTCTGAATTTGCTGCTGATGAACCGACAAGAATTGCAATGATAGAGGAAGCCAAAGATAACTTGGAGTATCAGAAAATAAAGCGTTACGAACCACATCTTGCGGAGCTTGTGCTCTCGATGGCGTGTTCGTCTGGCTTTAAAGCAGATTACTTCAAGGCTATGGATTACCCTATGAGTGTATTTATGAATCATGTAAGAAAGATTCAGCAAATAAAAAGTTATGACAATACGATGCATGGCGTTTACGCCGGCACCGTGGAATTTGGAAAGATTCCAAAAGCACAACTGGATTGGATGAGCAAGGTTGATTGATTGGCCTTGTTCTTTTATTTTATCCAAATAAATTGAAAGGAAGAAAATTATGAGTGATTTTAATTTCAATGAGGTCGTTATCGACCGCGTTCATCGCATTCATGAGTATGACCTGAACGGCAAGCGTCTGTGGACCATGAATCAGGTTAAGGATTTCAAGCTGACTCTGGGCGGCGAGACCGTTTACGCTCAGGATGCACAGGGCGTTAACATCATGGCATTCGATAAGAGCAAGACTGCAGAGGCAGATTGGTCTAATGCTCTGATGCATCTGGGTGCTCTGGCAGAGCAGATGGGCTCCAAGAAGGAGGTTGCTTCCTCTGAGGCAAAGCAGGTCTTTACCACTGTTGAGTACCTGACTTCTGCTGACGGCAAGAAGCTGACTCTGACCCATACCCCCAAGACTGCTGTTGCAAATGCCCCCTTTAAGTACATCGATCTGGTCGATGGTCAGGGTAATGCACTGAAGACCTTTGAGCTGGGTGAGACTGCAGAGTCTCAGTTCTCTGTTACTGGTACTGAGGTCACTCTGCCCACTGGTGCAGATCTGAAGGCTGGCGACCGCTTTGTTGTGAAGTATCAGTACGAGAGCGAGGAGGGTATTGCTATCAATGATAGCGCCAATAAGTTCTCTACCGAGGGCGAGTTCGTGATTGAGGCATTCTGCTATAATCCCTGCGATAAGGCAAACAAGAAGCTGATGCGTATCATCTTCCCGAATGCCAAGATGGATAATGCTATCGATATGACTTTCACTAATGAGCTGGCTCATCCGGTCAAGATTAGCGCTACTCAGGAATACTGCTCCGAAGACAAGCGCCTGTTCCGCATCGAGACTGCTGCTGCCTAATGGCAAATCTGAATTGGTGCCGTACTTGCGGAAAAGAATATCCGGTTTGCCCGCATTGCGAGCAGGATGCGCGTCTTAATCCTTGGCGGATGATTTGCGACACTGAGCCGCACTTTCTTGTGTGGACTGCCGTAAATCAGTACCGTCAGGGAATTATTTCAAAAGAGACTGCAAAAGCAGACCTGACTACTCTTTTGATGCGCAAGTATAAGAATGTTACAGAAGCCGAGGTAGAAACTTTTATCCCGGCTGTTCGTGATGTTTTCCATGAGATCATGGATGAGCCTGCAAAGGCTGAAAATGGATCATCTAGTGATGTAAAGGATGAAACGCCCGTGAAGCCGGTAGTTAAGAAAACATCAAATCGTAAGGGGCGGGCATAACCGCCCCTTTGTTTTTCGTGGTGGTTTTATGGAGAAAAAGAACAGAACGAAGTTTAATGTCAGTAAGAATCCAGCAGATAGAACATATGATGGCGTAGTTTATGATAGTAAGGCAGAAATGTTGTTTTATCGAGATATTGTATTGCCAAGGCTGGCAAGCGGCGAGATTGTAGAGTGTCGTAAGCAAGTCCCCTTTCTTTTGCAGGAAGCGTTCCGCCGGGTCGATAAAGACGGAAGGGACGTAGCGGTGCGGAAGATTGATTATGTGGCGGACTATGAAATTACATATCGAGATGGCAGCAAACAAGTGATTGATACGAAGGGATTCGCTGATAGTGTTGCTTTGATGAAGCGCAAGATGTTCTGGTTCAAGTATCCTGATGTAGATTACCGCTGGATCACATACTCCAAAATTGATGGAGGTTGGGTCGATTACGATGACCTAAAAAAAGCTCGAAAAGAGCGAAAGAAATTAAAGCAAGCACAGACGAAAGGGAGATAAAATGAAGGTTTTAAATTTTCAGGAGCGAAATGAGTTTCTTGATGAAGTAGTTAAGGCATGTACTATTGACGGTGATTATCAGCCCGCACTGCTTGATGTGGTGTTTCGGCTAACCGTTCTAAAGTATTTTGCGGATTATGATTATCGTAGTGAGCCGCAGAGTGAGTGGCCGCGTATTGCTTACGAGTCTTTTAACTTCAAGATTAACAAGGCTGGTTGTGATACTTCTGCATTCTGGGATCAGTACGATTCTCTGGAGAAGGCTGTCCACGAGCAGATTGACCGTTCTCATAAGGAATGGCTTGTTCTTGGTCTCTGTGGCAAGCTCAACGAGATTATTAAGAAGCCTGACCCTATTTCTGATTTCGTTGACTTTATGGAGAACTATTTGAATGATGTGAAGGGTAACTTGAAAGACTTTGATGTTGAAAAGTTTTCTGAAGTAACTTCTGCCCTGCTGGACAATAAGCAGGAGATCTCTGCTGTGCTGGCAAAAGATAAAAAGGAATAAACACTTTTAGAGGTGGGTTGGAGGGAATTTTAATATGGCTACAAGAAGTAAACCGCTGAAGTTATGGGATGCTGAGAAGTTCAAGAACGTAAACCAAGTGTCTTTGAAATACTGGGATAGATATGAGACTGATATGGGCATCCGTGATCTCAGCCCGTCTACTGTTTACAATTATGAATCGGATTTCAAGCAGTGGATGATTTATGTTTTGGACAATCAGGGAAATGCCCCTGTGACAGAACTTGAAGAAGAGGATATTGAGGAATTTCTGTTCTACTGTAAGAAGCATGGAAATAACTCTGCTCGTATGAAGCGACGTATGAGCACGATTTCTGCACTGTATCGGTATCTTCGCAAGAAGAAAATCATCAAAGAGAATCCGATGGAGTTCATTGACCGACCGACCAAGGACGTGGCTGTTGTGAAGCAGACATACCTTACGCCTGATGAGGTTAAGTTGATGCGAGAGAAGCTGAACGCTCTGGTTGAATCTGCGACCACCGTTCATATGAAGGATAATACGATGACGTTACGTCTGTACGCCTTATTCTCGCTATCCACCATGGCTCGTGTTAACGCTGTGCGGAATACACTCTGGAAGTCTATCGATTATGAGAATCGTATGGTACATGACGTTCTGGAAAAAGAAGGCAAAATTGTTGACCTGATGTTCAGCAAGGAAGTTTCTGAGCTTTTGAAAGAGCTGAAGGAATACCGTACCGAACATGGTATCGAGGATGGCGGCTATGTGTTTGTTGGCACCAAAATCAATGGTGCATGGATGCCGATTACTTCAAGCACGGCTGGTGATTGGTGTAAGAAGATTGGTGAGATGATTGATGAGCCTACACTGCATCCGCACGATTTTCGGCACAGTGGCGCTACCCTGCTGAAGAATGCGGGTATGAGTCTGGAAGATGTCTCTTCCCTGCTCAATCATGCTGGCACGGATGTGACCAACAAGTATTACATCAAGAAGGATACGACAAAGATTCAGTCTGCAAAGGATCGGTTTGAAATTTGAGGTGGAATGAATGGGAAGTCTTGCTTCTTCGTATACGAACTTTGATGATTTACTGGCCGGTGTGGTTAGCGGCGTTCAAGACATCCTTGAAGGTGTTGCGCCGGAAATTGAAACGAGACTACAAGCGAGCATTGCAGAAAACGTACACTCGAAGAGTGGACGGTCTGACGGAATCGAAAGCAAAAAAAATATCGTAAGTAGCGTTACTACTGACAATAATGTTGTGACCATGACGATAAAGGATATTGCAAGACCGCAGGAATCGTGGTGTAAAACACCATTCAGAGAAGGAGATAATGCAGCCTTAGAAGGAACAATGTTTGCTAATTGGATTGAGCATGGCTTGTGGATGGATATTGCAGAGTGGAATCGAATGGGACGACCGAATGAAAATAAACCAAAGCGTCCTGCGCGTCCATTTATTTCAAAAGTACAAGTTGAAGCGGCTATGCTCGTAAAAACCGCATTACATGAATTGTAACCCACAATTTATTTGGAAAATTTGAATGAGAGGAGGCTGGCTTGAAGAAGCTGGCCGCTTCTCTTTTTTATTTTGAAAGGAATTGTTGAAAATGGAAAAGAGAGGTGACCAACAGTATGGATGAAAAAGAAAATACTGGCACAGAGTCTTCTGCCGTAACAGCCATTAAGGTCAAGGTTGTTATTGACACAAATAAAGCAGAGTTAGATAAGCAATTTAATTCTGTTAAGGAGCATTATAAAGAAAAACCAGTAAAAATTGCTTTTGGAGTAAATCAAAACGACACTATCCGTAATATAAATGATGCGCTTGATAAGGTAGTCAAGAGCGGAAAGCTAAAAACTCCAAAGGTTACACTTGATGTCAAGATTGACCAGAGTAAAGTTACTGCACAGCTTAAAAAGGCTATGCAGTCTGCGGCAAAGCAGACAGTTAAGGTTGATACCGGGAAGTCTGGATCTACGAAGACACAAGACACTTCAAAAAGTGATATCTCTCGCCTTTTCAGCCTTGCAAATCGTCAAGCAAAGTTAAAGGCAGATGAAGCATCGTTAATTGCTAATGGGAACAAATCATCTGAGTTGAAAGCGGTACAGACTAGATTGAGCGCAATCAACGATGAGATGGATAAACTCAAGACAAAAACAAAAGATGTAATTACTGAATCTCAAAAGTTAAAGCTTGAGGATATCGAAAAAACCGGAAAATTCAATGCTGACAGGAATACTGCAAAAGGCGCTGATTCGGTTGCAAAAGAACTAAAAAAACAAAATCAAGAAATTGCAGATGATTTAAAAAAGACTCTCATATCTCAAGAATCCGAGTATGAAAAATATCAAAAAAAGATTCAGTCTCTTGAAAACTATTCTAAGAATAACTCCAACTATAAAAATGATAATATCAAAAAGTATTTATATGGAGAAGATGGAACTGGAAAAACTTCTGGAAAGTTAAAAGAGTTGCGAGACCAGCTTGCTTCTATTGAGAACACTACACCAGGGAAAGCAATTCAAGACTTTGATAAAAAATGCAAGACTCTTGATACAACTATTGATTCTACAAGTCAACATTTAAAAGAACTTGGATTTGATTTTAGAGATATAAATCAAGCCAATGTTGATATGACGAAGTTTAAGAGTGTTTATGAACGTGCAACGAAGTTAGAAGACTCTATTGCAAATAAAAGTAAATATTCTTAGCTAATTGATAGTTTAAACGGAATAAAAGCTTCTGCTGCTGGCTGTGAAGGCGATGTTACTGATCTTAGTGCAAGACTATCAAACCTTGAGGTTGAGGCCAGCAGATGTGGGGCCACTACAGAAACTCTTAGTCAAAAACTGTCTCGTCTGTTTAAGGAGCACTTCCAGACTGCTATCGCTATGGCTGGCGTGGCTATGGTCAAACAAGGTCTGCGAGAGGTTTATAATAATGTCGTAGACATAGACGACGCCATGGTGGAGCTCAAGAAAGTTACAACAGAAAGCACGGAAGCGTACTCTCAGTTTTCTGATAGGGCAGCAAAAACATCTCGTGACCTCGGTGCATCCATTTCTGATTATGTAAGTGCAACCGCAGATTGGGCTCGTTTGGGTTATGGCTTACCAGACGCAGAAGAGCTTGCTCGTGTCAGCACATTATTTGCTAACGTAGGTGATGGAATCGAAAATATTGCGGACGCTTCGTCTTACATGATTTCGATTTTAAAAGGATTTGACCTTGCGGCGGATGATGCTCAAAAGGTAGCCGACCTGATTAACGAGGTCGCTAATAACGAACCCGCAAGTGCCTCTGATATTTCTGAGATTTTAACTCGTAGCGGAGCCGCCCTCCACGAAGCTGGAAATGATTTAAGCCAGGCGATCTCGCTTGGTGTTGCGATGAATTCTGTTACTCAAAACGCAGAATCTACCGGACAAACACTAAAAACCGTCAGTATGTATTTGCGTGCAGCCAAAACGGATCTCGAAAATATGGGTGAGTCTTCGGATGGATGTGCTAACTCTGTTTCTGAGCTTCGTTCTGAATTAAAACAGCTTACTGGCGTTGATATCATGAAGGACGCTGCTGGTACACAGTTCAAGAGCACGTACGATATTTTGAAAGAAATCTCTGAGGTTTGGGGAAGCCTGTCTGATGTTACTCGTGCGAATGTTACTGAAATGCTTGGCGGAAAGCGTAATGCGAATGCGGTGGCAGCTGTATTGAGCCAATTTGAAATTGCTGAAAAATCTATGAAGGATGCGGCTAACAGTGCAGGTTCAGCCGCAAAAGAGAACGAAGTCTACCTTTCCAGTATAACTGGCAAACTCGCACAACTCGATAGCGCGTTCCAGCAACTGAGTCAGGATTTGCTTGACAGTTCTTTGATTAAATTCTTTGTAGACTTCGCGACTGCTTCTGTTGACATTGCTGATGGTGCAGTTAAAGCCGCTGGTGCATTACCCACTCTGACAGCTGCCATTTCTGGCGTGCTGTCTTTATTGCAGATGAGCGGAAAGCTTAAAAATGGTGCGGGTAAAGTTAATATGCCCTCTTATATTTGTTGCGTTTGATAATATAGGATGCGGCACCATGTAAAAATAAAATAGTCCCTAGAGTGCTGGGAAACCCTAAGAGCCATATCGCCTATCATTATTATATAATGTAGGAATCGAAAGATAGAAACAAGGATATGGATGCTATATGCTGAGATAAAAGCTCGGTTTTATCGTATTGTTAAAATATGGTAATAGTCGAGTGCTAAGTAGTGTTTACAATGGGCGGTCAGCAGCCGTTCCACTCCCCTATTATATAATGTAGAAGAGTGGAAGGTTCATCGACTAAAAAGGGTCAGTGAGCAACCACTGGAAGGATAGTCAGTTCTGGACAAAAGTTCAGAAGTCCACCTCAGACGTAACCAGACGACTTAAAGAAGTAGGTGGAAACGAGGAGACGCGCTACTCTCTGGCGCGATATAAGAAAGAGAAAAATGATTGAATAATTGAATAAAAAAGAAAAGTACACTGTTGTTCGTTGACAGCGTACTCTAAAAAGTGTATAATAAAAGTAACCAAGAGTTCCAATAGACGGTTCCCTCGGTTAGCATCAAACAAATGGAATTAAAATCTGGACAATTTCAATCCCAATGAAGAGCTGCCTACTGGACATAGGCGGCTCTTTTACTTATCACGGCTCTCGCTGTGATGATGTAGCATCTTGAAAATCTCAAGAACAGTCTTAACAAAGCCAGCAAAACCGAAGAACAGCATTGCGACATAGTAGACAGTCTGAATGTCAAAATTCATGGCAACATCCTCCTTCCAACAATATTGCCGGAAGGCAGTTAAAGAAATACACGCTCCTTCTTGCCTTCCGGCTACTGGGAGGGTGACCGCCTATTTTTACATCTATGATTGGACAAGTTCGATGTGGAACTCTTGGTTGCTCCATTATTATACACCCGTCTGTCATATCATGTCAATATTTCTATAATGTAATTTATAATACATAAAAAGAGGTTGCTTTTCTGAAATTTTCTGGCTATAATAATATTACAATCGCGTATCCAAAATATACGGAGGTATTATATTATGGCACGTCCTAAAGGAAGCAAGAATAAAGCAAAGGTTCTCGACGGCGTCGATTACGCAGCACAGATCGCTGAAAAGAATACTGCCGCAGAATCTCTTACTGAAGAAATTGCAGCACTTGGCACGAACATTGCCGCGCTGAATACTGAAAGAAAAGCAAAAGAAGCAGAGTTGAAGAAACTCAATAAAGATATCACCAAGCTCGAAAAGAAAAAGGCTGAGGCCGATGAAAAGATTGCGGCAGAGCTGAATCGCAAAAAGGCAGAAGATATTGTTGCCAATGCACTGGCTAACGGTATGACTGCTGAAGAAATCGCAGAACTGCTGAAATAAGGTATCATCATAAAACAAGCCCGACTTCCCTACTGCTGGGAGGCCGGGTGTTTTAAATGTTCACGAAAAGTCCATTGCTATTGATTGTGTTTTAGCGTATACTATGAGTGAAAGAAGGAAGGTGTAAGCATGGTACTGCTAAATCAAGTGTCTGACTGGTTTCTTAGTAAAGAATCAATGACGCACAAGAAGCTTCAAAAGCTTTGCTATTATGCACAGGCATGGTACTGTGCTCTTTACGACGATGGTCCTTTGTTTGAAAATGAAATTCAGGCATGGGTTCACGGTCCTGTAATTCCTGATCTCTACCATCGATATTCTTGTTATGGGTGGGAGCCTATTCCTAAAGTTGATTTTAACGAGGGTATTCTAAACGAACGTGTTCTGAACATTCTTGATTCCGTATATAGCACTTATGGACCATACGACGGCGATCAGCTTGAAGCTTCAACTCATTCTGAAACTCCGTGGCAGAATGCTCGCAAAGGGCTTGAGCCTTGGGAACCCGGTACGGAAGTAATCACTTATAAAGCAATGAGGGATTTTTACAAAGCACTCTATGAGCAAGGACAGGCAGACTAAATTCAAACTTCCCGTACCAAAATGCACGGAAGTAAAAACGGAAGTATTTCCACATAATGGAGCCAAAGCCGAACAAAATAGTTTAACTTTTTCTTTTGCTTGCTTTGATAGAAATCATGATTTATTTAATCTTGGTGGAGATGCGGAAGATAAAACAGTTGGCGGTGCGTGGTTTCTTGATCTGCTCGATTGCCTAAAAAGTGTTAGCAATAAAAAGATTCCAGAAATTAGAACTTCGTTACATGATTTACATCCGATTGATTGGAGCAAAACAAATGCTTCTGCTCCAGATGGTGATGAACAACATGAATATTGGCAGTTCAGAATTAACAAGTCAAAGGGCAGAGTAATTGGATTTATTGTTAATGGAATAGAACATTCTGTATTCTATGTTGTTTGGCTTGATCCGCATCATAATCTTACTGACAGTGAAGGATATGGCGGAAAAGTTTGGTTTAAACGACCGGTTTCCGAAGCTGAAATAAGGCAATTAGAGCTTGATAGTATAAAGAAAAAGTATGCCGACTTACAAAAGGACTATAATCTTTTGTATGATACATTAAATCCAGAATAGGACGGGATTGTGGTTGTGAGGCGCTAGTGAACTCTAGTATGCCATTTCAGATGACTGACTGCGTGAACAGTTAATCGAACGAGTAAACAATCAGTCGAACCCGTTTTTAAGAAATTTTGCTCCTTGTCCATGTGACAGGGAGCTTTTATTATTATGCCATTGGAACAAAACACCTAAAAGCTACATGCCTCTAGGTGTTTTATTTATGCCATTTTAGTTAGTTATGGATCACCACTCATACCCACAACTCTTACACTTGAATTGTTTGCCTGGCTTTTTAATCAAGTTCTTTCGACGGAGGTGAGTCACTTGCTTTCTTATCAATGTGGAAAAAGAAAACCTTATCAGGAGAACTTGTCTATGTTTGGAACAGTTAATCCTGAATGGGCAAGAACCAACCTTCCATTAAACGCAGATACGATTGCTTATGCGGAGGTATGGAATTACGAATCTCAAAAAGAAGAACTGATTCAATTCAATTCTGTCAGTGAATTTTTTTCATGGATCGACAATCCACCCGTAGCGTTCAGGTGTATATAAACGTTGTGTGCCTTCGGAAGTAACTGTAATAATATCGCATTTGGGGCTTACTAAACTGTCAATTTCGGCTATTTCGTAGTTTATACCCTGAAGGAATTTAACCATTTCTTGTAGTTTAAGTGTATGGATATTATCTCCAAGCTTGATGAGTTTTGATTGATAAAGTTTATGCTCACCACTAGCTGCATAACCAATATCGTCCAATGTATTCGGTTGAATTTTGTTATGGCCTGTATCTGCTCTAAGTATCACATTTTCGCCATTCTCGATACCACATTCGATTAAATAAACAGTGCTATTCACTGTTTTCTGCACCAGCACATTTAGCAAGAATCCAAGCTCTTCTTGGATAGGCATCTTTTGAGCTGACGTAATTTTAAGCGTATGAAGGATAACGTCGTTTAGAAATTCGCCTGTGTCAAGTCTAGCATCGCCGGTGAACGTAACGACATGGTTTGTATTTGTAATATACGCTTTCTGGCTATGGTCGGACGGCATAGCGATAAACGGATTGTCTGCTCTATGAAGTATGAGTCGCCAGTCCGCAGACACAACGATTCCTTCTTTGTTTGCGATAGCCATCACGAGAGACATGATTCTTCACTTCCCTATTCAAAACTCATATCCACATGCTTTACATTTAAACTGCTTTCCCGGTTTCTTACTAGCAAATCCCCACACTGCCACGTCAATGAGTTTGGAACCAGCGCCTATCTTATCAAGATGAGGACAGCCGCAGACTGGGCACTTCGGGTATATGTGTCGCAGCCATATAAGTGATTTTTCAGGGGGTTTTAGTATGAATGACACGATTCGAAAGCCTCTTTCAACTCTTGAAGAAATTGAGGCATTTGCGGCTCAACTTCCAGATATCGAAGAAGTCGTTCCGCATTTTGGGGTATCATGCCTAAAAAAAGATGGGACAATCGTAATTTACGCTGATTACGGCTCACTACCTAAGAGAGTCGAGTCTTCTGAGTGAGGTTTTCCATCGGGCGTTATCCTCTGTGATAACTAGAACGTCACAGTCTTCACTTACCATTGGGTTATAGTCCGAGAATTCCAGCATTTTGGCAACTGTTCTATTAAGGAACTTAATATACTCAACAACGTCGATTTCGCAAAGTGTGTCTCTCGGCGGTACTATGCGAATGAGTCTTTCTGCGACACCCATCACACCGATGACAGCAATGTCTTCGTTTGAAACGTCCTGAATACTATTCTCTCTTGTGTCTGTTTTTAAGATGACTTGTTTTCCATTCTCGTAACCAGCAATAAGAAGCGCAACGGGATTATCTCCTGTTTTAGCTGAGATGTCTTTCTTTACAAACTCGATTTCTTGTTTGATGGTTAGTTTGCGGCGATTGATACTCTTTACAAGCTTGTAAACAGTATCATTAGTCGAAGTTCCATCGTTCAACTTTGCATTTCCAGCAAGAGCTATTGCATGACCATTGTTAGTTCGAAAAACCTTTTGTTCAAAATCAGAATGAGTGGTGTACATGACTTCGTTTGAGTCTCTGTCGGTATATTTGGATTCTCGTCTATAATCGCCTGACACGAAGATTCCCTGCTTAGTAGGGATTGCAATAATAAGAGACATAATACATCACCATTCGTAACCGCAGTTCCGGCATTTAAACGTCTTCCCTGCCTTTTTGGACCAAATGCCCCAGACCACTGCATCAACAACCTTACTGGTTCCGCTAATCTTTTCAATATCAGGTGAACCGCAGGTTGGGCAGGTGGGAACGTATTTCGGATGTTCTTTCTCCTCCAATTCAGCTCTATATTGAGCGTCAAAGGCGTTGGCTTTATCTTGCATTTTTTTGAGCGAATCTTTGCTAAGTGTTGAAATGTCAACCTGCGGCAGATGCTCAAACTTCCAATTGATTTTCTTTTGCTGGCTCATACTATTCCACTTAGGCGATAATATGACATCTCTAAAGCAAAATGCGCACAGCATTTGATTTTGGGGATAATACTTGTCACATAACGGGCAGTAGCGTACATATTTATCCATAGATTTTTCTCTCATTAAAATCGGAGGTATTCAAATGAACGATTTTAATATTGTTTCCGTAAGAGTACGGAAGATGCCTCCGTTTACTCAGGAAGAACGGAGACAAATTTTTTCACAGTGGAAGGCTATACTCAAATCTCAGGGTCTGGAATCACAGAAGGGTCAATCTCAAACTCAAGTCTAATCCGTTCCATTGCTGGATTGTATTTAGTATGTAGTTCTCCATACCCTATAACATCTTGGCCGATAAGAAGTTCATATTCAAAATCTTTTGGGTCCATAACACAAAACAATGTATCGGGAAGAATTATGTCATCGCCATAGCCAATTTTTAATGTGCAGACGGTAACGTCAGCCATTTTAGAGTCTGTGATTGATTTAACCTCTTGTTGAGTTGGCATGATGGGTAAGCCAAGTTTGTTGGCAATTTCTCTTGCGATGCAACATACGGAGCTTCCAGTATCCCAATAAGCTGTTAGTCCACGAACTTCCTTTCCGTTGAATTCTGCACTAGCAGGAGAATGAAGACAAAAATCTTTCTGAGGGACACCGTTTGTTGTTCTTTGAAGCATTTTTATTCTCCTTTAGAATTCGTATCCACATGCTTTGCATTTAAACTGCTTATGTGCCTTTCTCGACCATACGCCCCAAACCGCTATATTCACAGTCTTGTCAAAGCCGGAGATTTTCTCCAAATCAGGACAATGGCATATTGGGCAAGTTGGCTTGTACTGAGCGAGGCGAGCTTCCTCAGCTAAACGGCGACGTGTATCTTTATCAAAATCAATCGCTCTTAATCGCGCCGATTCTCTTTTGAATGTTTCTTGAGGAGGATTTGGCTGCGGACAATCTTTCATCCACGCCTCTTTTTCCTCGTCAGTTTTTTTATTCCAAGAATAAGGGAAAATCGTATGGCTTGAACAAAATGGGCAAAAATACGAATTATCTATATACTTATTACAATACGGGCAGAAAAATATTTTACTCATATCTTCTCTCCTCAAAATGATATTAACTTTCTTTTCTGCTGATAAATATGGTATAAAGTCAGATATGTTCGCATCCATTCAACGAGAATGGGCAACCCTAGAAAAAGTTTTTAAGGCATATACGGCATCTCTTAATGGTGCAAAGTTCTCTATTTCAGATTTTAACACAGCGTTAGCACAAAGTAAAGCCAAAGCAGAGCAAGAAGGAGAAGCAGTTGAAGGGTTGACTTTGAAGATGGTCGCACTTCGCGCTGGAGCGATGCTTCTCAACGTTGCGCTGAATGCTATTGTAAGCACGGTTGCTAATTTTGTTATCACAAAGTTCAATGAGTGGCGCACTGCTATTGAGACTAATGCCCAGAAGTCTAAAGATCTTTCCTCTTCCATGACCGACTTGATTTCTCAGTATAAAGAACTGGGAGATAAGTCCGGCTGGGATACGGACGATTTTGCACAGGCAAAGGATTTAAATGCAGAAATTCTCGACCTGTTAAAGAACCAGTCTGCTGAAATGGATAAAAAGCTTCGTAAGCTTGACCTTGAGAATGGTAAGTATCAGGAACAGATTGATCTTCTGAACGAACTCTCGATTTCCACGCTGACACAGAATAAGGCTGACCAAGGAAAACTGCTTGAACAAACTGCAAAAGGAAAGTCTAGCGGTCAGTATGTTATCGGTGATTCTTCCGATACTGATATGGCGAATGCCCTCGGCGGCAAGTTTGGTGGTTCACTTGATAGTAATACTGGTGTATTTAATTTTGGTGGGTTTGACCCTAATGACGCAGACTCTATTCTTGCCTATTATGATAAGTTGAGTAATGCTCTGGATTATCTGGGTAGCAACTATGATTCTGCAACTCTTGAGGCATCAAGTCTGTATAACCAGTTAAAGTCCGAGAAAAATGCTATTGAAGAACAAGCAAACGCATATCGTAGTTCTTCCGATACATTAAAGGAAGTCGTTGCGGCGCAAAAGCTATCCTCTACGTCCTCTAAGCGTTCCGAGGAAGATATCAAGGCCGTCACAGATGCTCTCGAAGGACTAAAGGGTGCTTATGGTGGTGTTACATCCGGTAACCTTGTTAGTTTCCTGAGTGGTGATAAGAAATTAGGGGGTACATACGCAGATGCGTTAAACCAGCTGAAAGAAGTAATGCTGAATCTCAGATTTGAGGATAATACTTCTGACGCACAGGCTTTTGTCGATGTACTTGTTCAGCTCGGAGTTGTTTCTTCGTCCTCCGCTTCTAAAGTAGATGGATTGTCGGAATCCACATCTGCCGCCGCAGACCAGCTCAAAGAAGCAACTGATGGTCTTGACAAGATTCAATCTGCTTATAGCACATTAAGTGATGTTGTTGATGAGTACAATGAAAATGGTTATTTAACCGTTAGCACTCTTACTGACCTCATCAACCTTGGTCCTGAGTATTATGACTGTCTAGTTGATGAAAGTGGTCAGCTTGCAATCAATACAGAGAACATCAATACGATGGCTGATGCGTACTACGAGATGGCAAAAGCTGCGTTGTATGCTCAAGCTATTGAATCTCTGAATGCAAACACGAACACTTATGCAAATGCAAGTAAGTTCTTATCTCAAGCACAACAAGAAGTCAAAGATATGAAATCTCTGCTTTATGCGGAGGGTCAGCGTCTTATTGATGAGGGTGGCTTGAGTGGCGATGCTCTTGCAACTCAAGTTCAGGCGCAACAACGAATTATCAACACTTATAGTGCCATGATGGACTTGTTGGACAAGACTAATGCTCAAAGTGCTGAGAATCAGTTTAGGAACCCGAAAGATAAAAATAGCAAAAAATCTTCTGGTAGCGAGGATAAGATGACCGATGCGGTCAGTGCATGGAAAACTCTATCCACTGCCATGGAAGAATATAATCAGTATGGCAATCTTTGCATTAGTACATTAAATGATTTACTTGGTCTTGAAGACGACTATACTTCCCTACTTACAGAGCAGAATGGGAAGATGTCTATCAACACGACTGAGTTTAAGAATTTGATGTTTGCTCAGATTGCTCAGGCTAATGCTGCTGATGAGTCTGGAAAGAGTGCTGCGGAACTAAAGCGTATCCTTCAGTATGTTGATGAAAATGTAAAGGGAGACACCATCTCCTTTGAGCAACTTACTGATGCCATTGAGGGTTACGGCACCGCAATGGACAAGGCAAAACAGAAGACGGACGCTATAAAATCCGCATTTTCTGGGCTATCTGAGGTCAGCAAGAATAAGATTGAGAACCCATTCGGTGCTCTTGATGCGGATGATGTGGATAAAAAGTATCAGGCAATTCGGGACTTGTACGATAACACAGACCTATTTACAGACGAGCGATTTGCTGGAGCACTAAATCCAGAGAATGGTGAAATCGATTATAACAGCGATGCTTTTAAGCAGATGTTCCTCGAAAAGCTTGATGGTATGGCTACTGCTTGTGAAGAGACCGGTGGTGTGGCCGGAAAATACCTCGCTCAAGGCTTTAGAGATGCTGAAGATAAGATTAAAAATAATGTTATCAGTATCGAAGAATATATCAATGGTATAGGTTCTACTCTGGAAAACATCAACAATCGGATGGATAATTTCCAGAGTGCGTTTAATGATCTATCCGATATTGTAGACGAGTATAATGCTTATGGTGATTTAAGTCAAGACAGTATTCAGAAGCTGATGGCGCTTGACACAAAATACGTCGGTTGTCTTGAGCTTCAGGGTGACAAACTCGTATTTAACAAAGAAGCTTTTAAAGAACTGTATATTGCAGAATTGAAAGAGCTTGCATTAAAGTACGAAGGCACTGATATTGGTAAGCGCTATGCTGAAATCCTTCAAAAGGTTGCCGATGGCACTTGGGATGTCACTGACCACATGAAAGGCATGGGGGAAGAAGCCAATCGTCTTAACACGATTATTTCCAATCTCAAAGATCTCTTCTCTTCCCTGCTTGACCTCGTGAACAGCGCCAATGACAAGAAATCTAATGACCTGAAAATTCAGGGCGACGCATGGATGGATGTCATTGACAAGCGCATCGACGCGCTGAATGAGCAGAACGATGCTCAGGAGCGGGCGATTGAACTGCAAAAAGCCGAGGATGCTCTCGCGAAAGCACAGGCCAATAAGACCACTCGCGTCTATGGCGAGAATGGTTACGAGTGGGAGGCTGATGCAAGTGCAGTTCGTGACGCTCAGAGTGACCTCAGCAGCAAGCGCCGTGAGTACAAGAAACAGGAAGAAATCGACCGGCTGAATAAGCTCAAAGATAAGGTTCAGGAAGCCACTAACCTTATTGGCACAAGCTGGGACGACTATCAGAAGAAACTGAAATATACTTCCCAGTTCGAAGCCATGACTTTTGCAGAGATGGAAGGTCACTACGATGGATTTATGGCCTCTGTTGTCTCCAATATGAAGGCGGTCCAGCGAGCAACTAATGTTTCTAATGTTGTCACCAAGCTTGAGACACTGATTGATACGCTGACTAAACTTGGAGACGTGCTTGGCAATCTGAATGGTTCTACTCAGAACGGTGGAATTACGGGACTGTAGAATCGTCTGCAGCGTGCGGTTGGTACGTTCTCCGATAAGAGTTCTGGTAAGGGATTCTTGGGACGTCTCTTGGATGCAGGAAAGAGCTTCCTTGGCATTGGAGGCTCTAATAAGTACGCTGCAGCAAAAGGATTCCTTGGAGAGAGCACTAGTGAGATTTCTAAACTAGGACAGGCTATTGCAAAATCTCTTGGCAACGTAAAAACGACTGTAGTCTCTGCAGCACAGGGAATTTTCTCTGGTAGTGGCGGATTAGCGTCTGTTTTCCAGAAGGGATTCAGTGGAGTCGCATCTATTGCCCAAAAAGCGGTTGGTGGGCTTGGCTCAATTTTCGGTGACATCGGTACTACATTGGGTGGAACCAAGCTGTTTTCTGGTATTGCTGGTATTTTCAAAGGAATTGGTACGACTGTCAAAGCCGCTATTGGTACTGCAGGCGGTACTGGCGTTGCCGGAACTATTGCGGCTGCGGTTAGTCATATTCCTGTTATCGGCCAGATCCTGCTTGGTGGCACGCTCGCTGTCGGCGCGATCGGTGGCGGCTCATTTACAACTGGACTATCCCGAATCGGTAAAGGCATTGCTAGTGCAGTTTCCGCTCTCGGCAAGACATTGTCTAAGGCTGTAAAGGGCATTGGAAGTATGCTTAGTAGCGTGTTCCACTCTATCTTTGGCGGAACATCAAGCAACGGCAAAGAACACAAGGGTATTGGTTCTTGGAAGATTTGGCCGTGGAACTGGGGTAAGAAAGCTAAAGGCGACAAGTCTATCAAAAAGGCTGGTACTTATAATGTCGATGAGGAAGGCGAAGAGATTATCGTTCGTTCTCCTGAAAAGGGACGCCTGACTCAACTCGAAAAAGGTGACGGAGTTATCCCCGCAAAACAAACCGCGACTTTAATGGGAATCGCCAAGAATCCTATCGGCTGGGTCAAGAATGTAGTCTCTAAAATACCTAGCTCTCGCAACTCTGCTGCTTCCAGCGGATATACGACTATTACTTCTGCGCCTCAAGCTCACAAAAACACTGCCATTGACTCTAAAGTTGATGAAGTAGTTGAGGCCGTTGACGATATTCGTGACGACAATAAGACCGGACTTATTCCTACGCTGCTTTCAAAGAGCGTTAAGACTCTAGGCGGGTTGAATTTAAAGTTTACTACATTCGCAGATAAAACCAAGTCCACTATAAACTCTTCCGGTCAAAGCTCTTCGGTTTCGAAATGGTTTGATAAAATAAAGAATGTCGGAAGCGTAATAAAGGGTTCAATTAGTGAATTCTTCGGCTTTGGTAATAGTAGTACAGGTAATCCTCTTGACAATCTCATTTCTTCTTCCAAATCCAACACACTTGCTCAGCTCGACTCCATGAAATCTCAGTTTGAGAAGACGTGGAAGGATATGGCAAAAGAGGTTGGCTTGAGTGACGATCAGATTGATGCAACCAGTAAAGAAATGTATAGCAATATGCAGAAGCTGGTTAAAGATACCTATGCCGCTATCGGAGACAATACCGCACTGAACGCAGAACAGGTCGAGGGTATCACAAAGAAACTGTTCCAGTCAATGCAAAACACATATACTGCTGGTTTTAACAAAATGGCATCTATGACTGACGAGATGAGTGAGTCTAACGCTAATAAGATGGCAAACTCTTTCTATTCTATGAAAGATAGCTGTTCTAATGCAATGGATTCCATCTCTAGTAATATGAAGAATAGTTGGAATCAGTGTGGTGGTGGTATCCGCAATCTGAGTGCTAAAACGCAATCTACCATTTCCAAAGCTTAGGCTGATACTACTGGCGATACCGAAAAGATGCTCTATGATATGCGAGCTTGTTTCGATAATAGCTGGGGTATGGCTGAAAGCGGCGTTCGTGATTTGGCTAACAATACTCAAAGCACAATCAATGGCGCATATAGTACAATCGAATCCAAGAGTGAAGAGACTTTGAATAAAGTTCTCCCTGACCAAATGGCAAACGCTTGGAAAAATGTTGAACCTGGTGCTACCAATCTTAGTGAAAATATTACGTGGGTCATGGGGAAAGCTTATGATAGCATCACTAAGAGTTGCGATAACACTATTTCTTCTATTCGTGATAGTTTTGGTACGATTGGAAACGATCTGTACAATAAAGGTCAGACAACTCCTACTACCAAAAATACTACTAGCAATAGTTCCACATCTTCGAGTAGTCTATCTTCTGGTGGCGGCAGTGGTACTCCCACGACTGTTTCTGGCGGCAAGAGCTTGTTAGAGCTTGGTAAAGACATCTATGAAGTTGGAAGCAACGCAGTTAGTAGTGCAAAAAATGCATGGAACAATTCTTGGCTCGGCGGCAAAGTAAACAACGCTTTCAGTGGGTTAGTAACTACGACCAAAGGAATTGTTTCTAACGTAAAAGAGAAGTGGGATAACTCTTGGCTCGGCGGCAAAGTAAATAACGCTGTAAGTTCCACCAAAGATAAAATCACTAATTCTTCTGCATGGAAATTTGGTGAAAAAGTTGTCAGTGGCTTTGCCAATGGGGCTAAAAATCTTTACAATACCGCCACTGGTAAAAATTCTAACAGTTCTAGCTCCAGCTCTTCCAACACCAGCAGTTCTAGCTCCAGCTCTTCCAGCAGCTCCCGTAATGAGAATAGCGGCAGTAGCTCTAAATCTTCTGGCGGTAGCCTTAAAGAAAAAGCAGAAAAAGCTGTCAATAAAATCGCGGATGCGGGTAAAAGCTTCGTCAATAAGCTCATTGGCAAAAAAGCTTCTGGTTCTCGAAACATTCAAAAATCCGGTAAGTATAATGTTGACGAGCAAGGTTCCGAGCTTCTGGTTCGTCAACCGCAAGCTGGGCGTTATACTTATCTTGAAACCGGCGATGGAGTTGTTCCTGCAGATATTACTTCTCGTCTCTTCGAGATGGGTGGCAATCCAGATGCTTGGTTCCAGGATCAGATGTCTAAGTATGGAACGGCTTCCCTATCTTCTAACGGCGGTTCTAATATTGATATTTCTATTGGAGATATTGTTATTCAGAACCCTGTTGGTGGAGCAGAAGATTTGGCAAACGAAATTGTCCGTAATCTTCCCAACAAACTTTCTCAAAAAATGAATAAGCGAAATTAAATAGAGGATATTAAAACACAATGCCGATACCACTGAGTTTTCCCAGCGGGTCGGCTTTTATATTTTTCTTGGAGGTGAAAGAAAGTGTCAAACATAAGTAAAAGTGCAACAGATGTGTTAGTTGAGGCCATTTCTTCTGCCGCCAAGAGTGCAGTGGCGAACGCGCAATTTGATGTTTCTTCTTACGGTGTTATTACATCTAAAAATGGATACACCTATAAAATTGCCGCATTTGGTGGCGAATATGTCGTGATTACAAATCGTGATTATGAAGTCGGCCAAAAACTCGTTGTCACCGCAATGCAAAAGAATTTTCGAAATATTATTTTGACTGAAGGAAATCAAAGTCTGGAAGCTGCCAAGGTGCGAACGATCTCTTCGGACTTGAGTGATTTATCAAATAACGTCGATAAAATTGATACAAATCTCTCCAATCTAATCAACCAGACAGAATCGACTAACAAAAACACTCAAGCTCAAATCAGCGGCACCATTAAGACAAACTACGGACATGGAGTCCCGACGAAAGAGAATGCACCTGCCGTAGAATGGGTAAAATGGCATACGGAATGGCATCATGTAAACGAGATTTATTATGATATTGATACTGGAAAATGCTATCGGTGGATAGAAGCGGCTAATAGTACTGAGTCAAAAAGAGAATATATGTGGTATGAGATAATTGACGCAAGTATTATCAATGCGCTCGCTTCTGCCGCTCTTGCACAAAATACTGCCGACAGCAAGTGTCAAGTTTTCCGTTCCGTTCCTGCTCCTCCATATAATGTTGGTGACTTATGGTTTTTAGGCAGTAATGGCGATTTATATATCTGTACTTCTGCGCAGGGAGCGACTGGCTCTTATTCTCATAGTGATTGGGAGAAAGCCACAAAATACACAGACGATACAACTGCAAATGCCGTAAACGACCGTGTGGCAAGTCTTGAAACAAAAGAAGCAGAAGATTATGCGGAATTAAAAAAATCAGTTGGTTCTACAGATATAGATCTTGACTCTTTTAAAAAGAACGATTTTGTCGCATTACAGGACCGTGTGTCTACCAATGAGGCGGACATACATAATTTGCAAACAAAAGAATCTGACGATTATGCTTCTTTAAATAAAAGAATTGATGATGTTTCTTCTGATTTAAGTACATTCAAAAACGATGAATATGCGACAACAAAAACACAGGTCACTACAAACAAAAATAACATTAGCGCTTTGGCAACCAATTTTAGTGGTCTAAGTAGGACAGAAAAAACTCACTATAATGAGTTGACCAAAAAAGTCGAAGCAATCACTGCTGACAGCATTTTAAGCACTCTTGGATTGAAAGTAAACTCTGAGGGTGCGCTTTGTTATGTTACAACGTCTGATTAACTTGGAGGTGATACAGTGAAACCAATTTTATCAAAAATCAATGTATTTAGTGCTAACGAAGACACTTCATTCCAGTTCGGAGCATATGCCGATATTGACTTAGTTGCCTATATCATCTTCAAGTCAAAAGATAGCACTGTTTATAAATTTGGCACAGTAGCTCCCACTGGAACTGGCTTAGCTCGACAATTTGTAATTAAAGGTGGGGTTCTTGTAAATCAGCATGATCCTTATTATATCATGATTCGTTGCAGATTAACTGGTACGAACACTTTTAGCGAATATAGTGACAAGATTCTGTTTTATTGTCACGAGAAACCTTCCATTAAATTCAGGGCATTCTCCGACATTTCCCCTTCTAAAATTATCTCTACACCTTCATACTCTTTTGATTGTGATTATACCTACAAAACGGCTGAGGGCGAAGTTATCAATAGATATGAATATTATCTTTATGACTCTAATAAAAACGAGATCAAAAAGTCACAATGTTTTTATCACCGTGACTCTATGAAGAGTTTTTATGTTGATGGCCTTGACAATAATAGTGTTTATTATGTTCGTGCTAAAGCAGAATCAGTTGGAGGCTACCAGCTTGATACTGGGTTCAAACAGTTTAAGACGAAATATAGCGAACAAATTGATGGAGTAATTTTTGATGCAGAAAACGATAAACGGCGTGGTTGTATTAACCTTTTTGCAAAATATCCAGCCAATGTGAAGAGTGACATTACTCATCTTCGGTTTAAGCGCAAAAAGCCTTTAGATACCACATGGATGACTATTTATGAAAAACAAGTTGACTTATCAAACGATTTACTCTTATTGCCCAACTGGTCAAATGGCTATGTTAGTCAAAGTGGAGTATTTACTACAGATAACATCTCAATGAGCACTAATCTAATCCCTGCAAGTGATTTAAAGTCAGTCGAAATATCAGCTGATGGATATATTGCTAGAATTGTAGCATATGACAATAATCAAAAAATCTTAGGCTATGCGGAAACAAGCATTAAATATTATTCCGACGGAAAAGAATATACCTATAATGAAGCCTTGGATCGTTTTTCCTCTCTTGGTTCTTTTATGAAAAACCTATAGAAATCGATTTCAAAAATGTTTAACAAGACACGAAATATTGGGACTTGGGACAAGTCATCTTGGAATGTAAGTTATAAGGATAGCATTGCGTATTTCAGGATTAGCGTCATGCCCGAAAAGAATGTCACTAAACCATTCTCTGATACTATTCATGGAATAAAATTGCATTCAGAAAATACCGGATATGTCATAATGGAACACACTGACTGGTATGCGGCTGGGCGCGAACAGCCTTATGAATATGCTGTGTCTCCTGTTGTTAATACTATTGAAAAGGGCTATGTTAAAAAGATAGTAGTCAGTGAATTTGATGGCGCAATTATTACAGATGGAGAAACATCTTATCACATTCTTCTTGAGCCAAAGGTAGACAGTGTTGAGCTAAAACGCACTGCTTCTATCGTTGAAACCATGAGTAGTAAATACCCCTATCTGTATTTTGGCAATGAAGCGAACTATTACTCTGGTGATTTTTCGGGCGTTGGTATTGAATTCGATATGACTCAAGATGAATTTGATGTTGACGGTGGAAATGATTACCGTAAAGAAATCTCAGCATGGCTTACTAATGGAGACGCAAAAGTTCTCAAAATGTTTGATGGGCGTGAGTGGCTAATTGGAGTAAATGGCAGTGTTACTACAAGTTGTTCTGAGCATTATGACAAAGGTACGTTGAGTTTCAACTTTGTCGAAATCGGATCTATTGAGAGTGAAGATGATATGTACAGTAATGGACTGAGTGAATATTTGCCGGTAGGAGGTACAACATGAAGTACTTACCTACAGATGAAGACCTCGCTCTTTTAAAAAGCCATTCTCCTCATATATATTGTCGCATTGATTTATTGGACAAAAATTTCGCAACTGTCGATTCTTTGGAAGGCATTGCGATTGATGGAACTGTAAGTGTTGATTCGGAATCGGATATTCGACGCACCTTTAATACCACGCTGTATCTCGGCAAAAAGAGTGTTGTCTCCGCTTTTGACGAGGAGGACTGGATAAGCAAAAATGTTCGTGTTTTTATCGGACTAAAAGGAAGAACCAAAACCACTTCCCTCTCGTACCCAGAACTTGAAAAAAAGACAAAAGAATCTGCTGGATATAAGAAAGCCAAAGCAGAATATAATGCTTTAGTTTCAAAAATCACTCAAGAAGGTCATGCAAAATACGGGAATATCGACAACATCAATCGTGGCGTGATTGAGTGGAACGATGATAATATGTCTTACTATTCTAAGTTTGTAAAGGAGATGAATGGTGAGACAACTTTTGGGACTACCGTTGGGAAGTGGCTTAGTTCTTTAGTTTTTTCAGAATTTAAAAAAGCATTTGAACCAGACCCGGAAGCCATAATCAATAAAGGAGATTATTCTACTGTTCTTGGTTGCGATGATAAATTTAATAGTCTACAAATTGCATACACTCCTCTTTTTCAACCTGATGATGGTGATTTAATTCCTCTATGTAATTCAGAAATATCCAGGTATCTTTCAAGAGTCATTGGTACATCTACCGATCCGGCTACGATTTTACTCAAAGATAAAACAGGTATTTCTATGACACTTTGGGGAAAATCTGTTAAGGTTCATAATATGATTGCTGCAATACAGGGACAAACAGTAAACGGTAGTATGTTATCTGCTGCTGATGTCAGTGCTATTGCTGGTTGGAGTGAAAAAGAGCTTCAAGAAGAATACGGTACTACTAGCATTTATGTTGGTTATTCTATGCACGATGTTCAAGACGAGGTTATTCAAGCGAAGAAGAAGCTTAATGAGGCGTTCAATAAAGAATTTGAAAAAGTATCTGTGCAACGTATAAATGTATTTTCTAAAAATCAAGACGTTCACTGGTTTAATCAAGGCTGTTTTTCTATCTCATCAAATGGATTTACATATAACGCAACTACAAATACAGTGCAATGCTCTTGCGTAGATCTTGTGGCGCGACTGAATGGCGATCTGGCTGGACAGTTGACTGGTCTAAAAACAAAAATCAACAAAGGAACACGTATCGCTCCTGTTATTAAAACAGTCTTAACTGAACAGCCGATGAGCGAGTTTAGCAAATGCGTGATTGATTATTGGACGCGCAATGTTCCCTACGATTTGGAATATGAGACTGGTACAACTTTGTGGCAGATTTTGACTGAGCTGCGCGACCTCTATTATCCATTTGAGATGTATTTCGATGATGACGTGTTCGTATGTCACGAAATTCCGAGCGGATTTGATGACCCGCCTGTACTCGACCCAGATTTATTTGCAAGTTTGGTGACGGCAAATGGTGAGTCAGCCACAGTGGATTATTCTACGGTTCGAAACTGTGTTGAAGTGTTTGGTGCTACAATCGATTCTGACGCATATTCTTCGACTGCAACTTATTCCTCCGAAAAGAATTCTCTTACACTGACCGTAAAAGAACTTGCTGTTGATGATGAAGCGAATATATCGTTTATCATGCCTGCGAAAATCACAAGCAAAACCTTGAATATCATTGTTAATTTTGTGACAACAGAAGTTAAGACCGATGGAAGTGGCGGGACTGAACAGAAAACTACAACAAAAACTTCCCTGCTTTATAAATCTGTTCCTAACGCTGATGGTAACGACGTTGAACAGGAACCTTCTATCATGGAAGCGGGAAAGTATTATGTCATTCAGTGGTTCCCTGATACAAAGCACTTCTATTTTATTGGGCAGCAGCAATCTCATGCTATGGTCAAATTGGTAGATACTGTACCGACCGGCGATAAACTTGCCGCAGAAAAAAAAGAAGAGAACTGCGATAATCTTGAATATGTCTGCATGACTGATCCAGACAATATCGATGATTTGTATAACGCAAAATTCTCAATTGAAAAAATTGGTCGTCGCAATGAAATACTTTCGGGCGGAGACTATGACAACTATACCACGGATGAAAAGGCAATGGAAGTTGCTAAATATGAATTATGGAAGAAGGCACGATTAACCGATGGGTTGGTGGTGCCTATTTTGCTAGTTCCGTGGCTTGATGTTAATGAAAAAATTCAGTATGCGGCTAAATATTTGAATAGTAAAACACCTGTTGATTGGATTATCAAGAGTTTTAGTATCAACCTCGGCGAGGGAACGATGTCTCTTACTATGAGCCGGTATTTCCCCTATTATCCCTACATTGTAGGACATGGTAAAGAAGAAAGCAAATACGACATCTATCAGGACTGGATGCTTGATCAATATTTTCCAGACCTTCGTTCTGATGTCAATAAGAACAATAACCCCACAACTACTACATAAGTTCGCTCGTGCGAAGTAAAGCAAAGGAGTGAGTAAATGGCATTATCATTTGAAGAGTCAAAACGGATGGCCTCAAAATCCGTGTTGACGACTAGTTTTATGGCAATCCAAAATGAACCCGTTGTTGCAGACGTGGCGACGATGGATCTAAATGACGTAGCGGCGTTTGCTGCGGTAGATTCCGGCTTTACCCGTAGCGACAAGTACGTTTGGATTGATGATTATGAGGATACGGTTTATTCGTCAATCGACGAGAATCGTAATATTACTGTGAACTCTGCTCAGGTGGATGTCACTCAGGAAAACAACGGTCAAATTGTTCCGTTTGAAATGCCTCGTTTTTACGACGGTATCGACCTGATGGGCATGACTATTCAGATTCACTATATGAACGCCAACAATGAGGAAAACTACGCTGCTCCCATCAATGTTACTTTCAATGATACCAAGATTCGATTCGGATGGCTGCTGAGCGATAATGCTACCGCAAAGGATGGCACTCTCGCTTTTGAACTGATGGCAAGCGGTGCAGTTACAATTCCGAATTCCAGCACTACAAAAAGTTATCTGTGGCGTTCTCGCCCCAATGGCAAATTAAACGTCATTAAGTCTCTTGCTGGCAAAAAGATGGCTGATCCGACTGGAGATGACTGGTATACCTCTTTCCTCGCTACTATGAACCAGAAAGTTGGCGAGGCACAGAGCGCGGCGGCTGAAGCCAAACAAAGCGCCAATGACGCAAAAAATGCTGTTGCAAGCGTCGATAAAAAGTTAGCCCAGTATTATAAGAAAACTGAAGTTGATGGCTTTGTCGAGATGCTTCGTGATGAAATCAATGCTGTTGATGGATTGGCTAATTTTGACGTGAAATACACTCCTGAGACCCAGATTATTCAGTTTATGAACGGAGAACAGGAAATTTCTCGTATTACATTGAGCACTGACCCGAGCGTTGATTGGGTGACCGCATATAACAAAACTGTCGATGCGAAAATTGATGAAAAGCTCTCCCCTGTTCAGAACACTCTTACTGAAACAAAAGAGACACTGGACAACCTGAAGACCGAAGTAGGAGACCTCCCTACTACTCTTCAGAGCGACTATTACAACAAGGGAGCAACCGATAAGCTTTTGGCTGACAAAGCCGACAAGACCGCAGTGAGTGGCTTTACGACCGATATTGCCAACATCAAGAGCAACATTTCTTCTATTCAGGATTCTGTTGATACCGCAAATTCGGACATTGCAGAGATTCAGGAAAAACTGAAGGATTTCAACCCCGAAGAGTCTGGTAAGGAATATGATATCACTTATGAAGATTCTAAGCTGAGTCTGTTAGAGAACGGCGGTGTTAAGACTACCGTTGTTATTCAGGGTGGCGGTGGTGGCACAGGCGGCACTAGTGTTATCACCATTGAGCGCTTGGACGGTTCTGCTCTGACTGTTATTTCTGGTGATGCTGCTATCATCAATTACAATTTCAGGTCAGTTGACAACTCTGGAGACGATACCGGTAATGCAACTGGCACCTGGTATGTTGGAAATACTAAAGTCGCTACACAGACTATTGTTCAGGGTAAGAACAGCTTCGATATTACTCAGTATCTTCATAGCGGTGATAATAATATTAAGCTGTCTGTTGTTGATAACGTGGGCAGCGTCGGCACTAAAACATGGAGTATCAATGTCATTGAGTTCTACATCGAGAGCATTTTCGATGATACCCTTATCTACAGTGATGAGGTGACTTTCCGTTATACTCCGTATGGCAATATTAGTAAGACTATTGTCTTTACCTTAGATGGCGTACAGGTTGGCACAAATACCACCACTGTTACTGGTCGTCAGCTTACTTATACTCTACCCCTCCAGAAACATGGCGCTCATCTGTTGGAAGTTCATATGACGGCGGAAATCAACGGTAATACGGTTACATCCAATAAGATTTATAAGGATATTATGTGGGTGAGCGATCTCGATACCACTCCAATTATCAGCTGTGCCGTTCGCAACTATACTACAAAGCAGTACAGCAACATCGCTATCACCTATACCGTGTATGACCCCAGCAGCTCCACAGCAAGAGTAACTCTTGCTGTAGACGGCATCACTACTTCTACTCTGTCCGTTGGTCGCACTATGCAAACATGGACATTCAAATCTGCAGCGATTGGCACTCATGTATTGACTATCACATGTGGCGATACTGTTAAAACCATCTCTGTGACTGTGACTGAGCTGGGTATTACTATCGAGCCTGTCAAGACTAATCTGGCTTTTGACTTCAATCCTGCTGGTAAAACCAATGCAGACGAAAATCGCCTTTGGACTGATGGCAACACTAAGATGACTGTTTCTGATAATTTTGACTGGTCTAATGGCGGTTACCAGATCGATGAAGACGGAGACACGTATTTCTGTGTGAAGTCCGGCACAACCGCAACCATTGATTATAAGCTGTTCGCCGACGATGCGAAGAAATCCGGCAAAAACTTTAAGCTTATCTTCAAGACCGCCAATGTACGAAACTATGATGCAACCGCCGTCACCTGTTTGAACGGCAATATCGGTTTGAACATTCAGGCTCAGAAAATCACCCTGACCAGTGAACAGAACAGTATTGACCTTCCCACCTGTGAAGATGATTTCATGGAGTTTGAGTTCAATATCCTGCCTGACAGTCAGTACAATGAGATGGTTTTGTGGCTTGATGGTATTCCCTGTAAGGTTGAGTTGTATGCTTCCAGCGACAACTTCACTCAAGCAAAACCCGTTGGCATTACGATTGGTTCTAATGATTGCGATGTTCAGGTTTACCGCATGAAGTCGTACATGATGAATCTTACTGATGATGAAATCCTCGACAACTTTATTGCTGATGCTAAAAATGCAGAAGAGATGATTGACCGTTATACCCGTAACGATATTACAGACGTCAGCGGCGAACTGAATCCTGACCTACTGGCTGAAAAATGTCCCAACTTGCGTATTATCAAAATCTCTGCTCCGACCTTCACGACTGGTAAGAAGAACGAAGTCCCGAATACGACCATCCAGCACATTTATAAGAATGGCCGCGCCGTGGAAGATAACTGGATCGCTACCGGTTCCCACAAGGGACAGGGCACCAGCTCTAACGCATACGGTGAGTCTGGTCGTAATATTGATATCGATTGTTCTGGTGGCTTTACCTTTGGTGATGAAAGCACTGGCAGCAAGTATGCATTTACAGAAAACAGCGTTGGTGAGAAGTATTTTAACATCAAAGTCAATGTTGCTTCTTCTGAGAATGCAAACAATGCCCTGCTGGCAGATGAGTTTAATGAGTTCAACCCGTATATTCGTCAAGCTCGCAAAGACAACCCGAAGGTACGCGACACCATGGCATTCTATCCCTGTGTTGTGTTTATTCAAGAGACAGATACCACAAATGCAACCGTCTTTAAGGATGGTCAGTGGCATTTCTATGCTTGTGGTGATTTTGGCAACTCCAAGAAAAATAGCGACACGATGGGTATGGACCCGAACAACCATAAGGAAGTCATTGTTGAGATTGATAACAACACCGATGCACAGACCCGCTTCCTGAGTGGCGACTTCTCTGAGGAAACTTGGGATGGCGACCACAGTTTTGAATTCCGTTACATCAACAAGAATTGTAGCGAACAAGAGATTCAAGACGCTAAAAACGCATGGATTCGCGTGCAGAACTGGGTTGTGAATGCAGACGATGAGGAGTTCAAGAAAAATTTCGAGAATTACTTTGTCAAGGATTCTGCACTGTTCCATTACCTGTTTACTGAGCGCCACACCATGGTCGATAACCGCGCAAAGAACGTGTTCCCGCACACCTCAGACCTTGTGCATTGGGATTTCTGTTTTGATTACGATAACGATACTGCCATGGGCAACGATAACGAGGGTGGTCTAACTCTGACTTATGGTTACGAGGACATGGATACTATTGGCACAAAGAGTGTGTTTAACGCGCACGACTCTAAGCTGTGGTGCAAGATTCGCGACCTGTTTGCAGATGACCTCGCAAAGATGTTCCTAAACCGCGAGAGTGCCCTAGCATGGAGTTCTACTCGTATCTTAAAGAAGTTTGAGGACTATCAGGATGTGAAACCCGAGCGTTTGTGGGTCATGGATATGCGGCGCAAGTATTTCCGCACTTATGAGGACAATGGTACGACAAGCTATCTGCCCATGATGCACGGTAATAAGCGCCATCAGCGGCGTCAGTTCCAGCGGTATCAGGAAAAGTATATGGCGTCCAAGTATACAGGTACTGTTTGTACTTCGGATGATATGACCATTCGCGGTTACACTCCGACCAACTGGACTGGTGTACGGCCAGACGGTACATTCCATATTACTCCGTATGCCGATACTTACATTTCTGTACGGTACGGTTCCAATCCTGTGAAAATGCGCGGCAAACGTGGTCAGATTTATGAAGTCCCCTGCCCCATCGAAGCAATGAACGATACTGAGGTCTATATCTATAACGCCTCTATCATCCAGAGCATCGGTGATATTTCCGGTTTCTACCCGGGCTATGTTGATTTTAGTCATGGTATTAAGCTGACAGACCTTCAGATTGGTTCCAGTGTCGAAGGGTACGCCAATACCAATATGACTGATTTTGCTGTTGGCAACAATACCCTGCTTGAACATCTGAATCTGCAGAATGTTCCAAATTTGAAGAAATCTATCAATCTGACTGGATGTGTCAATCTGGCCGAGTTCCTTGCTAATGGTTCAGGTGTGACAGGCGTTGCCTTTGCTAAAGGCGGCAAAATTCAAAAGGCCATACTGCCCGCAATTTCCAATCTATCGGTTCAGAATCTGCGTTATCTAACCGACTTCTCTATCGCGAGCTATGAGAATATCACTACTTTGACTGTTGAGGACTGCCCGACGATTGACCTGAAAGAGATGCTACCGAAGTGTACTTCTCTGAATCGTGTTCGCGTCACTGGAATCAACTGGGAGCTGAGCGATACAACTCTGCTTGATAAGTTGTATGGCATGACCGGTCTGGACGAGAACGGCTACAATTCTGATCATTCTGTTATCGAGGGCATTGTACATCTGCCGCTCATCCGCGAAAAACAGCTGGAAAACTTTAAAGCTCAGTGGCCTGATCTGACCATTGAATACAACACTCTTATCGAGCAGTATACATGGACATTCGTCAATAAAGACGGTTCTGTGTTGGATATTCAGTATGTTGATAAGGGAGCTAAAGCAGTTGATCCTACTACGCGCATTGATAATCCTATCTCGATTCCTACATATGAAAGCACTATCAGCACTGATTTTACTTTTAAAGGATGGGACACAGAGCTTGCTCCTGCATTCAGCAATGAAACTGTTACTGCCGTATATACCGAATCCGTGCGTAAATATCATGTTCGCTACATGAACCACGGCAATATCCTTCAGGACACTGAGGCTCCGTATGGCAGTCTGGTTTTGTACGATGGGGACATTCCGTCTTATACAGCTGAAGAGACCGCATTCAAGTTCTATCTGTTTAGTGGCTGGGACAAGGGCGGCTACGTTAATGGAGAGAAAGATATCAATGCTGTGTTCGATAGCTGCGCTTATACCACCGGATATTTTGATGGCAAAGAACTGAGAAATCTCCGACCTGTTGAAATTTATACAATGAATCAGGTCGGTATCGCGAATCAGGTAGTCGAGGACAAGGATGATATTACAATTCGCATGGGCAACGATTTCACTTATGACGACATCGTTGAGAATGTTATCGTCTCCAGAGAAACTGCGTTCAATGGCAGCAACTATATCGACACTGGTATAAAGTTGCTCAACGAGGACCGTGACTGGGTCATAGCTGTCGATTATTCAATGGCTGGTTCCAATAATCGAAATTCTACTCTGATGCAATGTTACGAGACGAATGGAACAAATGGCTTCCGTCTCTGGGCAAATGGCCTTGCAAAGGTTTCTTGGGGTACAGGGTCTACCGACGGAGCAAGTTTTGATACCCGGGACATGTTGGTTCTGCGTCACATCAAAGGTGAAAATAGTATCCATATCTATTGTGCAAACTGCTATGGTGACAACATCAATTATGTTGAAATCGCTAAGAATCGTTTGACCAAGACTGACGCAACTCTGGTGCTCGGTTGCGCTAAAGCCGACGATGGCGCATACGAGAACTTTGCTACTGGTGTCATTTACTGGGCAAAGCTTTGGTATGCCGACCTCGGTGACGCTGCCTGCCGGCAACTTGCTGCGTGGACTCATGAAGAGTTCGAGTTTGAAGCTTGTGGATTTAAACGCTATTATCTCAGCAACTCTAGCAAACGTAGTTCTCTTACCTTCCTACAGAAAACCACTCTCGGGAAGAAAATGGCACTGAGTCAAGCATCCAGCAATGAAAACGGCTGGGGCGGAACGACTGTCCGTACTTACCTTGATTCTCGAATCGTCAAAGCTTTGCCTATTGGTTGGCAACAGTTGATTAAACAAGTCAAGGTCCCGAGTTCCGCAGGTGGTACGTCTACGGATATTGTCACAGCAGATAGCTATTTCTTCATCCCCAGCGCAATTGAAGTTGACCCGACAATGACCACCGAACCTTACGTCAATGAAGGTGATTCTATTAGTTTTATGACTACAAACGAGAGTCGTGCTTGTACAGATCTCGACGGAAACAAGACCAACTATTGGACTCGTTCTCCTTTCATTTCTTATAGAAATTATTTCTATAGTGTTAGCGAGACGGGCAATTTGTATGGTTATCTGTTCCCCAGCGATCAGGCAGGCATTCGCTTGATGTTCTGCGTGTAAGGAGGTGGAAGTGTGTACTATAAGGTTCTTTTGAACGGTCGGGTGATTGATGCGCTTGACCGTCTTTCTTTTGTACGGTATCAGCCAAAGCACGGTATTATGGTGAACTGCACTGAGGACGATGCTCAAGGTATCATCAGTAGTGACGGCAGTCATATCTGGCATGTTGATGGGTATTACCTTATCCCATCTCCTGAGTATGACACTGTCTTACTTGAAGAGATAGACAAATACGAGTATGAACAGCTGAAAGCCTTGGGTGGGAAAACGCCCGAGGCTATTATTGACGCTTACACTCTGAGCTTAATTCAAGGAGGACTGTTATGAACGAAAAGATTTTTAGTCCGTTCGTTGAAAGTCTGCGACGGCTTTATCGTGACCATATGATACAAGACTCTTTTTTGGAGAAAAAGCTTGCAGATAAGCGTATTTCAATGAATGAGTATCTGTACATCGTGAATGGAAAGGAGGTGTGATATGTATACTTTTTTGATTAACGAGAACAATACTTTGACTTGTTCTGTTCAAGACGCGATTATGGAAAGAAGCAAAATGGTGGACAAGCTTCACTTCCTGGCAGACCCTACATATAAAGGCGTTGATATGACCGATTATACAGTTAATCTTGAGTATGTCCTTCCTATCAGTAAGCGGTATAAAACGGAAATTCTAACCAAGTCAGATGAGCTGTATAAGAATAAGTTGGAATATATTCTTCCATTCGACACTGATTTGACCAGCGAGCCCGGAGATATTCAGATACAGCTTACTTTTTTGACTGTAACGATGGATTCAGACGGTACAACTGTACAGCACGTTCGAAAAGTTGGACCGGGCGTCATTCATATCGTTCCAATTCAGAATTGGAGTGATCTCATTCCTGATGCTGCTTTAAGCTCTGTTGACCAGCGCTTGCTTGCTGCTGAGGCGATGCTAAAGGCTCTGAGTGACCGTAACGCTGCTATTTTTGATAGTAAGGCTGATAACCTGAGCTATATTGACCAGAAACTGCAGCTGACTGCAAATGGTAAGCCTATCGGTAATGCAGTCAAGATTACTCAGGAGAGTGTTGAAACTGAAGATGGCAGTCTGCGAGTGGTTGAATTCTGACCGTTCGTTTTTTATTTTTTGGAGGTAACTAGCGATGGCAGAATACTCGAAGCTGGGCTATGGCAACGCAGAGGATGTTGAAGCTGCCATTGCTCTAGGAATGATCGATGGTAAGGATATTATCATCACTAAAGATACATCCGAATTACTTTATGTCCGCGATGATTTGTCGGTGCAAACCATTAGGCCACGTCAATTGGTCTTTGATTCTGTGTCCGCTGCAAACGAAAAAATCAACTCTTCTGAAGATTCTTATGAAGGTCAGACTGTTATGATTCGAGATGAGAAAGGTAAATATTCTCCTTGGATTGTACAGCGCGAAGCCGGCGAGAATGGACAATTGATGGTTGAACCGTTCAGCGTTGCACCAACAAATTTTCGTTGGACTGAATTTTGATAAAGGAGGATATAATGGCGGAAGTCAAATTTTCATACGGTACAGCGGCCAATTATAAAGCCCTGACCACCAAAGATAACGATACTCTGTACTTTCTGACTGATACACGACAATTCTATAAAGGCACTCAGGAATACTCTAAGAGTTGTAAGTTGGTTAGTTCATTGCCAGAGGCTGACCAGATCCAAGGTGTTATTTACGTTAAAGCAACTGATTTCACATTTCACATTTGGAATGGTACTGATTTTATCCAGTTGAATCGCCCAGTTGTTACTCAGATTCCTGATAACGGGGCAACCAATGACGATATGCCGACCACAAAGGCTGTTGCTGATTACGTCAATGCAAAGATTGCCGCAGTTGAGGGTAAAGAAGGACTCTTTGTTACAGATGTCACTTATGAAACAGACAACGGCGTACTGAATGTTTCCAAGAACGGTGAACCTGTAAAGACCACTCTGACCGGTGTGGTTCATACGCCCACATACGACGCCGAGACTCGCACTATTAAAATGCCCGTGTTTGGCGGGGATGTGCTGACTATTGCACTCGGCAAAGATTTGGTCGTTACCAGTGGCACATATAACACTGAGACTCATAATATTGAGCTGACTATCACTACCGGCGAGGTTATTAAAATTCCTGTTGGCTCTCTGATTGACATTTACATCGGTATCGCCACTTCCACTGCAGAGGTTACGGTCTCTGATGACAATAAAATTAGTGTCAAAGTACGTGTATCTGCAAAGGCCGATAACAGTATCGTTATCGAAGAAGATGGTCTGTATGTAGCTGTTCCTGATGCTTACACAAAAGCTGAGACTGATGCAAAAATCAAAGCTGTGAGTGATACTCTGGCAGACCATTCGGCAAATACTATTATTCATATCACTGCTGAAGAACGCGAAGCATGGAATAAAAAAGCTACTGTTGAACAGGTCAATTCTGCAAAAGATGAGGCCATATCTATAGCAGCAGCTGACGCCACCAAGAAAGCCGAATCCGCTCTCTCTGATGCAAAAACTTACTCTGATGGTTTGAACACCGCAATGGACAATCGTGTTAAGGTTGTCGAAGGTGCTATTACATGGAAGACCATTGTTTAATTTAAACTTACATTCCCTGCCATGTCAATTTTGATGTGGAAGGCTTATTTTTATATCGAAAAGGAGTTAAACGATGTCAATATTATCACTACGTGAAATCAATCAATCGCAACTTGACACGGCTCCAGTGATTGACGGACAAATCATTATCTGTCTTGACACCGGAAACGCCTATCGAGATTCTTCTATAGCTCATGTAAAAATCGGAAACGATTTGGAGGTTGTGAGCGAACTCCCTTTGGCTCCTCTCGCCAATAAATTGTATTATATTAAGCCTGATAAGTTATATAGTCATAATGGTAAAGACTGGGTATTATTGAATGACTCAAATTTTTCTATTGGATTCGCTAATTCAGATAATAGCAATGAAGTATTTTTACAGTTAAAGCATTCTTCTCTT